TTATGCAGCAGGTTTAAGCGGCGCCGCCGCCAGCCTTTCGAGACGCTCGACCACCAGATCAATCGAGTGGTCATTGAGGCTCATGCCGCCAGCCCAGTCTGACGTGTCGATGATTTCGAAGCCGAGCGACGTCAGCCATATCATGTCGCCAGGCCGATGCAGCCAGCCGCCTAGACGCGGATACCCGAACCAGATGTCTCGTCCGTTGCCGACGATCACCAGCCCTGCCAGCTCGCGCGCGAACGTCTGGTAGTAGGCGCCGTTCGCGCCCTTCGGCGGCTCGAAGGCGTGCAGAGCGCCGATCTGCGAAGCCGGGATGAACAGCGGCGTGAAGCTCGTGCGCCAGCCGCCCAGCGAGTGCCCGCACACATGGAACACCGCGCCGGCCGGTGCCAGCTTCAGCGCCCAGTCCCAGATTTCCTTCGCGCTCTCGTATGCGCCGCGCGTGACCTTCGCGCCGCCGCCGACGTCGACCGGCGCGAGATCGATGTCGTCGAACAGGTCGCCGAGCTGCCTATCCGAGAATCGCGTACCCGAGATGCTCAGATACGTCGCGGCGCTCGCATCGGTCGATAGAACAGCCTGGCTATCTGCGTCCTTGTATTGGGCAATGAACGTGTGCCCGAGCGCTTCGAACACGGCCTTTGCCTGCGCCTCGTCCATGATATAAGCCGCCTGCGCGCGCTTCGCTGCGGCGAGGATGGGCGTGAAGTCCATCACTGGCTCGCTGCGACAGGAGCCGATGCGGAAGCGGCATCCGATGCAGGATCCGTCGTCGCCGCGTTGCCATACACCGCGAGCGCGTTCGCAACGGTCAACTGAAACACGCCGAGCGCGGCGACGACGAGCGGCTTCTGGTTCGCCGGGATGAGCGTCGATTCCGTCACAGCTTTGTCGATCGCAGGGATGCCCGTCGAGATGAGCGCCTGAACGGACGTCACGGAGATTGCGCCTGCCGTCGCGCAGAACAGGCCATTTGCCGTGGCGGCCGCCGATACGACGGGATCGATCGCAGCAACCGCAACCAGCGTCGGCTGGACGACGACACAGCCGTTGTTCACGACCGTTTGCAGTTGCGCGAGCTTGGCCGATGCGTCGGCCTGTTGCGTGGTCGAGCAACCGGCGATGAGGAATGCGGACGCGACAATGCCTGCCGCGAGCAGCATGAGCTTTTTCATTTCGGGATTTCCTTCAGGGATGCCGCGAGCGCGGCGGGGATTTACTGCTGTGCGGGAACTGCGGGTTGCTTCGATTCCGAGCGGGTGGCGATGCGTTGGCCGACCCAATGCGCGGCGGTGACGATCCCGACCGCGATCGACACTTGCGCGTCGGCGGGAATGTCGATGTTGAAGTGCTTGACGAGCGCGGCGATCACCGTCACGACGGCGGCCGTTACTGCGCCGGCTGCGCCGGTTTTAGCTGGGGAAGTCTGGTTCATTGATGCTCCTACGTTGCGTGGTGGATGACTTCGACGTCGGAGAACTGGTAGCCCTCCTTTGCGTACTTCTGCGCGATGTACAGCGGGAATGGCATCGTATGGATGCCCTCGTCTTTGCCGATGTGATGCGCCTTGCAGAGCAACAGCCCGTTGACGGTCATGTCATCAACGAACTGCGTCCAGTCGGTGAAGCTGTCCCAGTCGAACGCCTGAATGTGCGGACCCCAGTAACCGGACTGCGCATCCTGCTTGAAACGGTCCCAGTCAATCATCTCGGCAAGCGAGCGCTCGATCGGATGGTGATGTGCTTCGAGCGGATGGCCGGATTGCTCAGCCGTCACATTGCAGATGAAGCAGCGCGCGCCTTCACGCTCGAGCAGGATCTTCCGCGTTCGCTCGAATAGCGCCGTCGTCTTTCGGTCCGCGTGCTCAGGGATGTTCACTGCGACGGACAGCGTTTCGCGCTCGGTGTGTGCTTGTGTCATGGCCGTAAACGAAAAAAGCCCCGCGCGGGGCTATCTGAAGTGAGGGATTACGCGGGGAACTGAATCGCGCTGGCTGCGATGGCATAACCAGCCGGGCTCTCGTGAACCCCGTCGCTCGATACCCAGCTAGAACTCCCATACGTGCATGAATTGCGCGCCGTCGAAAGCGCCGTTGCAACGTCGAATGCCCCGTCGAGGAAGCCGCCGACGGAAGCCAGGATGAAGTTGTTGAACGCCGCGCCGATCGTCGTGTACGGCGGGTTCGGACCTTCGGCCATCTGCGTCGTCCAGTAGAACTCCTGCTTCGGGAACATCGCGCGCAGCGCCTGTGCCGACACGGACATCTGCTGCGCTGTCTGGTTGTTGACCACGTCATTGATGCCGTAGTTACAGATGACCCGCGTACAGAAGCGTCGGATGATGTCGGCGCGCTGCGTGTACAAAGTCGTGAACACGCCATTGAGCGTTGTGCTGCCCACCGATGACATCGCTTCGCCAACGATCGCGAGATTCGTATAGCCCGCGCTGCTGCCGATCGCGCGCGCCTGTTCACCCACGTATAGGTTGTTCGCGCCATCGTCCTGCAGACCCACCACGCGGCTGTCGCCGACGCACGCGTATGAGTGTTTGTCGGTCATGCCGAATAGCGCGAGCGGGCGCAGATACGGCGTATCAGTGCTCGCGAACGTGCCTGTATCGCCAGAGCGGTCGGACAGGCCCGTGCCGTACTCGAAGCAGTCGCCCGCAGCAGCGTTCCGTGCCGGATTGCCGGTGTTGGTGACGGGGATTGTGCCGCCCGCACCGACCACGCCGTGTTCGCGCGTCCAGAAGGTCGCCCCCTTCGGAATCGTGAAAGGCAGCGGCGTCAGGTCGCTGAAAAGCGTCGAGAAGTTGTAGCAGGTGCCCACGAGCTGCTGCGGCCCGCCGAATGTCAGGTGTGCGATCTGGCCGTTGTACTCGATGCTGACCTTGCGCTGCGAGTCGGCGCCGATCGCCTTCTCTCCGAATGGCGTGCTGTCGCCGTAGCCGATATACCACCCGGCGACGGCCGCGCCGATCGCGCTGATGTCGACGGGCGCAACGTGCGCGGTACGCGCGTTGAATTCCAGTGCGGTCGTGATCTTGTCGCTCGCGCAGCCGGTGCGGCCCGCCACCAGTCCCAGATAGGGCGTGACGCCATCCCATCGCGCGTATGCACCGGGAATTCCTTGCGGACCCTGCGGACCCGTCGCGCCGTTGGCGCCATTGGTGCCGTTCGCTCCGGCTGGACCCGCCGGCCCTTGCGGCCCCGGTGTGCTCACTTCAATAACGCTCATATATGGGTTCCTTCAGAACGGACGCGTGTAGTCCGGAATGAGATAAACGTTGCCGGTTAGGTACTTGATGAGGCGACCCGATGCGTCCTTGACGAGCAGGTCATAGCCTCCGAGCAAATAGCCGGAGCCCTTCGGACCCAGCGGAATAGGAAGCCCGGCTGGTACGGCGATAGCGGCCGTCTGTGCGCCTGACATGCTCCATTTCAGCTTCCCGTTTGGCCCGTCGAGCGTCATAGATCCATCCGCAGTGGATAGCGAAATGACGGTCTGCGTATTCGCCGGCGCACTGCGAACCTGCAACTGCGCCGTGGCGCCCGCGAGGTTAATGACGGTCCCATCGTCGTTCTTGATGACGACCTGCCGAACCCAATCCGAACCCTGCTCAATGACGAAATGGAAGATGTCTGCGCTCACGTCGGCATCACTCCGGTCTCCATTGCCTTGCAAAGGCGCGCGCCGCGCTGGCCTACCTGCCCATACCACTTCGAGGCCTTCATGCCGGCTGCGGCAACACCATACGAACCGCGCTGCATGGCCGCTAGCGTGTTCTTGAATCCCAGTAGGCCAGTGCCGAGCGCGGCATTGCCGATGCCGAGGTTGAAGCACATGTTGGCGATCACGCGTTGACGCACTTCGTCCATCTGCCGCCACCACGGCAGGTACTTGTCGAGCTTCGCGAGCGTCGTCGACACGTCGCGATCGAGCAACTGGTTCACCTGCGCATCGTTCAGCGGGAACGTCCATCCAGCTGGCGGAGGCGATACGTCCATGTTGTGACCGACGCCGATCGTGCGCTTCGGCGGATCTGCTGTATCGAGGTATGGGACGTATCGAACGCCCTCGTCCCGACGCAGCTCCGCATCGAGTAGAGACAGGATCATTTGCTGCCCCTCTTATGCTTACCCTTCGTGAACAGGCGATCCTTCAACAGGAAGATGATCTGCAGGATCGTGTAGAGAATCGTCGTGACCATGACCCAGTCGGAAAGCTGAAACCCCATCCAATGCATGCCCGCTACCGAAACGGGGAGAGCCGATTTCGCGGCGCTCGCCGCAACGTCACTGCGCGCAATTTCCGCGACCTGGTCGCCAATAGGCATCGAGTTACCCCGTAAAAGAAAAAAGCCGCTCGAGGCGGCTGTTGGTCGATCGTTATCTGATGCTTGACAATCACCCTAGGGGTGATATGCTTCGACGCACTGGGCTAAGCATTTCGCGGTGCCCGATACTCCGAAAGGAACCCATCATGCGACATACTTTTCGCGCGCCCGCGCATCCCATTGGAACGGCCGCCCATGCACTATCAGGCACCCCCGCAGCAAGGGCTTCGGCTCCTCAAAGAGCAACTGTCCTATACGAATACTCAGATGGCCCGTATGTTCGGCGTGGCGACAGGCCGTCAATTCCACAAGTACCTTTCCGACGAGGACAAGCGCGAGATGGGCTTTCATGTCCTGATGTACGGCATGGCCAATTGGCAGCTCATGCATGGCCCCATCACCAGCGTCGAGCAACTTCATGCGCGCGGCCGCGAGATCGGCGCCATCATCGAATTGGAGGATGGAGAGCAGCAGCCGTAATCGGCCTCACTGCCTGTCTTACTGCTTGCGGTGGTGGTGGTCCGTCGACATCGGCTCAAGCGCAAATCGATGGGCCGACGCCGGCCGTCGTTTCGGCGACTCCGTCATCAACGCCAGCGTCAGCGCCGCCGTCCGCGCCGCCGTCCGCATCCGAGCCGATGGCGACAACGCCCGTCATCCAGATTGCTGTCTACGGAGATGATGAAATGTTCGGCAGCACAGTGGACAGTATGGGCATGCCTGTCTCAGTAACGCCGAACGAACCACAAGCGTTGCAATCGCTCCTGCAAAAACAGTTCAGGGACTCCGGCATTACTGTCCAAAACGCCGCGACAGGCGGCCGCGCCAGTTCCCTCATGAACGAACTTGACGGCATGGATGGAGGCGGCCCACCTCTTCCGCAGCGCCTTGCCGAGACTTCTGCCTCGATCATCATTGAAGAGCATTCGGTCAATGATGCGTATGCCGGCGAGACGGTTAGCGATTACACAGGCTATCTTGAACAATGGGTGCAGGCTATACAGGCATCCGGCAAGATCGCCGTGCTCGAAGAGCCATCGCCTCTGTGCGATAGCGATCATCCTCAGTTGCCGCAATATGTAGCCGCAATGGATGCTATCGCAGCCAAGTACAACGTTCCGATCATCAAACAATACGATTACATCAAGTCGATTACAGGATGGCAAAGCCATATGACGCAATGCCTTTATCCGGACGCGTATCTGGATGACCTCAAGGCGAAGCAGGAGCAGGCGCTCGTTGCCGCGCTCGTCAAGGCGAAAATCGAGTAATTGCGACGCCATGTTGTAGACTGGCGTGCGAAGGTACGTCAGCGCTCACCCGGTTCTGCGGAAAACCTCAGAGGAGCTTTACAGATGGCGCAATTTCATTTTGTAGAGGATTACGAGAAATTCGTGTCTCAGTTGGTCAAGACATACCCGATCGATGAAGCGATGGCAATGGCGGTCGGTGGAAATTTTGAGCATACCGGCCGCGTGGAAACCAACCTTCTTCTGCACGCTGGGCTGTGTGATGGAATGAAGGTATTCGATCTGGGTTGCGGAAGCGGGCGACTGGCTGTAAGTCTCTCAAAAAGTGGCATCAATCTTCAGTACATGGGAACCGATGTCGTTCAAGCGCTGCTTGATTACGCCAAATCCAAGACGCCGTCACATTTCGAATTCAAGCGGCATCTCGACATTTCGATTCCAGCAGCAGACGCGTCGATCGACATCGCCTGTGCGTTCAGCGTTTTTACGCACCTTCTTCACTACGAGACCTATCTATATCTCGAAGACATGCGGCGTGCACTGAAGCCGGGAGGCTTGATCGTATTTTCCTTTCTGGAGTTCGCCGAGAAGGGACACTGGCACGTCTTCGAGAGCACCGTAGATGCGCAGCGAGTCAAGCAGGTCGGGCACCTCAACACGTTTATCGAGCGCAATGCGATTCAAGCTTGGGCCGAGCATTTGAAACTGGAGGTCGTGCAGTTCATCGATGGCGGCACGCCAGTTCTTGATGGAGCCCCACTCGGACAAGCGACCGTCATCTTGCAGCGTCCCGTTGAAGGACGAGGATGATACACTCCGCGCCTCAACGGGAGAAAACATGTCGAAACGTGCACAATATATCTGGATTGCGATATTCGGCGCGCTGATCTGCGGCGTGCTCTGGTTCGTCTACCTGTCGGGCGGAACGGGACCGAGCACAGCACTTCCCGATCCGCCAGCAAAACTCACCCATTGAGCTTGCAGAACTTGCCGTCGACGAAGCCGTAAGCACCGAGGCTGTCGGCGGCCTTCGAGAAGCCCATCCATCCCGCGTTTTCAGGCGCACCCTTTACGCTCTTCTCCACATCTGAGCGGCGCTCACCAGAAATCCCATACCCGACGGTTTCGCCATTCCGGACGAGCAGCACCAGCACATCGTTCTTTTGCCGCGGTGACACGACCCACCCGGTCACCGTATATGCTCCAGCACCATCCTTCGAGGCGCCCTCGAACCACCCATGGCAGAATGTCTGGTCGATTCGGTCAGGATCGAACTTCACCTCGCCGGCATCGCGCAGCCATTCACGGTCGTAGATCCCGATCCGACCCTTCGCGCCATAATTGGTATAGACCGAGAATCTGTCGTGCAGCTCTGTCGGAAACAGCATCCCGGAATATTTGGTATTTTCCAGACCGATCTTGGGCCCGAGCACGCCGAGCTTCCAGAAGAACAGATAGTCATTGCTCGAAAAGATTTTTGCCTGTCCGGTGGCGAGAACAAGTGCTACCGCGATGCCTGCCCACATCGTCAATATCTTCCGAGTCCTGAAAACATCGAACAGGAGCAGAAGTACCGCTGCCCACATAACCAGTGCACCGGTCGTGTAACGGCTGGCAAACGCCGCCCCTGCGCCAGCTGCGCCACGCCCATACATTGCGGCGATCGACGAAGCGGCGACGAACGCACACAGGCCGATCAGGAAGGCGCGATACGGCGTCCCGCGGTGCGTCGCGTACAACCAGATCGTCAGCGCGCCCATGGTCAAGGCGGAAACGACGCCGGCGGCAATGCAGACTGAAGCGCGCATCCCAAGAATTGCAAACGGATTGCCCAGGAAGGCAAAGATAAACGCTAGGCGATTCAACAATGGGGAACCGTGCACGACTGGAGGCGGTACATCGGGCTTAACGTACCCAATCGCATAGACAGCTGCGAGACCGATCGCAATCACAAGAGTCAGCGCAACGATCTTCAGAGATTGTCGGGCGAAAATTGCGACCACAACGAGCGCAAAAGGCGCCGCAATACCATTTCCCATCGTGAATTCTGCGCACGCCGCGAGAATAAATCCCACGACGAATCGGCGCACATCACTGGATTCCGGTCGTGTGAATTCGAAAAGTGCCCACGTAGCGAAAAAGTACGCTCCGATGACCTGCGTCTCGAAGCCCCATGTCATGATTTCGGACTGCACCCAGGAAAACATCAGGGCAGCAGCAATGCCGACAACCCACCACATGGAAACGCTATCTTCTGATCGGCGCGCGGCCCGCGCCATTAAGACCACGATTCCCGCATACATTGCCTGTTGCGCGGCAAACAGAATAATGTGATCCCCATGGAAGAAATGCAGGTCCATAAAGAAAAGCGCACGAGACGTCAGGATGCGGTGCTCCATATGCGGGAACCACCATGCATGAAAGCCCTGCCCATCGGTGATAGCCTTGTAAAACCCGATGTATCCATCCCATTCATCCCACCATGGTATGGGCGAATAGAAATGGAATACCCCATAGACCGTCGTTACGGCGATAAAAATACCAATCGCAACAGCGGTCAGCGATGCAAGTTTACTCAAAAATGAACTGGAAACGCGTTCGGCATTCTCAATTCCGGCACGCAAAGCCATATTTTCCGCCACCATTCACCTCTCCTCGGACGACGTGAATCATACCAAAGGGTGTAGGGCAGATCGGTTGAATTAACCTTTTCCGCGCAAGTGTGGCAAACTCGCGCGTCGACCAAACAGGATTTAAAAAATGAAAGCTCTTGACAAATTCAAGCACTTCATGTCTGAGCAACCCTTCATGAGGGCGAACACGATCGCGCTGATCGTGGTCGTTGGACTGACTGCGCTCATTTCAATTTATCTGTTGCCGAGCCCATAAGAAGGCCAGCAATTAATTGCTGGCCTTCATCTTCAGCAGATTCAGGGTTACAGTTTCAGCAGATCCCTGGTTGTTATAGATTGCATAGGCGGTTCCACTCCACGCAATCGACATCTTGCCGGCAGCGGGCGTCGTAGTCGGAGTTACCCAAGTTGAGCCAACGGTGCCAATCAAAACGCATGATCCGACGCTGCACAGGTAGATGGCAGCATTTGAATTGACCGAATCCTCGGCGACGATCAGCCCATTTCCGCCCGGCAGACTGGCATTTCCACCATTTGCGATCGTGACGGTCGAACCCGTCGAATCAGTATTCCATGTAGCCGCCGGATTGGTCGACGTGCGCACCATGCCAGACGGCGACAACTGCCACCCAGTGGCTTGGATTGCATTGCCCGTATAGGTGCCGCTGCTTAGGACAAGCCCGTAAGAATGTGATCCGGCGATATTGATTGCTTGAATGGAACTGGAATCATCCTCGATCGAAGTCGTCTTAATGTCATTCGTGAATGCAATCCCAACATCATACGATGGCGTCGACGATACATTCCCAATCCAGATACCCGCAGTGTTGAGATTGTTGCCGAGGGCCTGCACATGAATTCCAACCAATGCAGGATACGGCGCAAGACCACTATACCCAACGTCTACGCCCGTGTTGTTCGTGCTATCGATCTCCAAACCGAAAGCATGAGTTCCCAGGCTGTTGGCGATCGCATCGAAGAAACCGCCGTATGCAGTATGGCCTGCGTTAGTGCTGGAGTTCGTCGAGTACGCGAACATGCCAACCGAATCACCAGTGCCATTCTGAAAGACATTGGCGGTGATGCCGTTTACCTGCGCGACCGTACTGCCACTTGAAACATTGTTGCCGACGTCTTCGACGTAAAGCGCCGCATTCTGACCACCTTCGGTATCTTGGTTGATGGTCTCATAGCGAGAGATCGCGAAGGTGGGCGTGATCGCAGTAATCGGAGAGGCATTGCTGCCCGCATAGAACCGCGCCAGAGTGCCGTTTGCGTTACCGCCACCAACGGCACCTGCACTCTCGACGTCGAGTACGGCATTGGGGCTGGTTACACCGATCCCCAGAGGGCCGGCCGTGAATGCAGAAACCTGCGCTTGCGCCGAGCAGGAAAGCGCCAGGGCGGCAATAAAAGCAATAAGTTGTCGCATGTCTTAGCAGATGAAGTTAAACCGATGGAGTTGGCAGCACCGCTTGCGCGCTAGGCGGGAACAGATTGACGAGGGCGCCCCATCTTGGATCGGAGGCCTGGACGCTCCCAAGATTCGGAATTTGGGATTCGTCCTGCAGCGAGCCGAAATAAGACACGATGGTTTTCTGCGTTGAATCGGAAAATTGCACGACTAGACTTGCCATGTCTGGTCTTCCTCAGAATTCGTAACCGGTGAAATTGGCGGTTGCTGTGAATGTCCCGGAACCGCTGTACTGGATGCTGTAATAGACGTTTTGGCTAACAAACACATCGACTGCGAACGAGCATGCAGTGCTATTCGTATTGCCAGATGCGGCAGTTCCCAAAGAGCATTCCTGAGCACCGCAGCCGTTCGAATCACCAGCCAGAAAGAGATTGATCGTCCCGTTAGTGCTCTGCGAAACACCCATGTACCCGAAGACACGCTTCGCGTTTTTTGGAATGTCGCCAGTAACCGCAAACGCCGTGTATCCGGCAGTAGTTGCGGTTGTGCTGATTTCCGTCCGACTTTGATAAGAAACGCGCCTACCGCTGAGTTGGCCAGGTATTAACTGGCCGCTCGCATTCGTGAGCCACACTGAGACAAGCGCTGACGCCGTGTATCCGTTCGGCATATTCGCACCGCTATATACCTCTGTCGGGGAAACGGAGGTTGCGTTTTTTGCGAGCAGTGCACTCACCCCCGTCGCCGGGTTGTAAATCGCATAGATCGCCACCCAACCCGAAACCGGAGCCGTCCCCGTATCCATCCCGCCCGCACCAGTCGTCGCGAGGTTGATGGTCTTGTTGAAGCTCGGCAGCATGTACTTCTGGCCGCCCAACGCCGCGCCGACGACAATCTCATCCGCAGTGAGCGTCGCAGTTGCCGATGCCGCCGTTACGCTCATCGCAACATTACGCGCGGTGCCGATGACCGGCGAATACAGTTTCTGGAGCGCGGTATTGACCTGGTTGTAGGTCGTCTTCGATCGCGCAATGCCCGCTGCCGCGAGAATCGCGCACAGCTCTTCCTGAATCATGTTCAGCCACGACCCGCGAACTTTCGTTGCGGGCGTGTTCGTAGCGGGATTGCCTTCGGTGAAGTACCCTTCCGTCCCTGCCGTTTCGGGTGTCGGAATGGAAGTCGCTGCGGTCGCGTCGTCAATACGATACATGTGGCCTCTTACGTGTAAGAGAAGATTGGAATCGTGTGCGCAGGCATCACTGCCTTCATTTCGCACTCAAGAACTGAATTGCCCCACGATGCGAGCGGGTCACCGGCGGCCATCGCTCCGGCCGTGGCGATCGTGACTGTGTTGAGCGGCGCATTTACCTGCCACGCGTATGACCACGCTGTCCCGTTGCAAGCATCGCCCGCTCGCATCTGGCCGGCCCTGGCCTCCACGAACTGCGTGATCGTGACCGTGTAGCCGAGGTTTGCCGCGAACGCCGTCAGACTTTGAATCGTCGGGCCGCCCACCCCAACGAATCGCGCTAGCACTTGCGCCTGCCGCTGCGCGATCGTGGGCGCAACACCTGCACATGGATCCGGAAGACCGAGCGTCGATTCCCATTCGGGAAGCAGTTCATACGTCGTCGCCGGGAAGGCGTCGACGAGCAGGTAGTTCGCGCGCGCAGTCGCGCGCTCGTAGCTCGGCGCTAACCCTGATAGAACCTGCGTTTGCACCGCGTCGGGATCGCGCGGCCAGACTCGCCCGCGCGGCATCAGCCCTTGCAGCGCTTTCAGGAAGTCGGCTGCCTTGTAATTCGGTGCGAGCATGGAGCCTCAGACGTAATTCACGCCCGCGAGAACGGGAAGCTGCCCGAACCCGCTGGTGATGTTCCCTGAATAGGTAGTGGTCGTCACGCCGACGACGCCCTGAATCAGCGTGATCAGGAAGCCGCTCGTGCCAGATACGGAACGGATTGCCGCCGAGATGTCATCTCGATTGATCGTGCCCGCGCGCGGATCGCCGTTGCGAAACAGCACATCAGCAATGGCTGCGGAGATCGCGTTGCGTGTAGCCGTCGATGCCGACATCAGGCCTGAAAGTGTGATCGTCAAGTTGTTAGCGATCGGAGCGCACGAATAAACGAGCGCCGTGACGGGCTGCTTCGTGACTATCGAATCCGCAACGACGAGTTGATCGCCAGTCGCAACAGTTCCGCGCGGCAGGCCGCCGGGCCCCTTGTCGTTCTGCGAAACCCCATCCGTGCCTTGCGGAAAGCCGCCGTGCGCCGCTTCCGCGTTGTCCCACATCGTGTAGACGACGACCGTACCCGCACCGAAGCCATTCGGCGCGCACCAAGCGCGCGTGACGCCAGCAACGGCAAGCGCCCACTCGACATAGTCTTCGACATCGCCGCCTTGCGGCGTGCTCTGATACGCGTCGAGCATGCGACTACGCAGGTCATCGTTGTCCTCGATGTCGGCGCCAGACGATACGGTCCCCGTGATCGTGCCGGCCTGCTGGATGCCATCGACGGCGACGCTCAGCGACACGGTCGTGCCGTTGTCGGCATTGCCCGCCGAACCGGCAACGTCAGCGACGATCGTCACTGACATATTGCCGGTTCCGTCGACGGTGCCCGTCGTCGACGTTGTATATGTCACGCCATCGCCGCGCGCGACTGCGGTCCCTGCGCTGAGCACCTTGCCGACCGTTCCGGGAAACTGCGCCGTCAATTGCGATTTCGTCGCCGCCTTCCGATAGACGTCTTTCAGCGCGGCCCAGCCTTCGAGGTACTCGTCCTCGGCGGTGAATGGCACGGACATGCGCGCTATCCAGTCGAGGTAACCGAACTGGAGATTGCACATCGCCGCCTGAACCTTGCCGACGATGGTCAGCACGGCAAACCTCAGCAGCGCGTCTGCACCCTGCAGCGCCGACGAAATGTCTGCCGCCACCTCTGAGATCAAGGTGGTGAGCGTCTTTCTTTGGAATGGCATGTCAGGAGAGCTGTTGCCAGGCCCACGCGTAGGTCATGGAGATCTGCGTGCCCGTCGGTTGATAGAGCGTGATCTGCGCGCCGAGAAACGTGTCGCGCACCCACTGCGTCTGCACATCAATACTCGCGACCACTCCGTCATCAATTAGCCATTGAAGCGCCTCGTTGATGTAGTCGCGCGCGTTGTTCAGCACTTCCTGCGTTTGCTTCGAGCGGTCGAGCAGCCATAGCCGCGAGCCGATCGGCTTGTCTTCTCCGATGTCACCCCACCAGCCGCGCGGATCGCCCGTGCCGTCGGGAATCACATCGTCGGGATTCGCCGCGCGATCCGTGAAGATGCTGACCAGCACAGCGGTTTGCAGATCGTTGCCGGTCGCAAGAACCGGAGCGACGAATCGCCAGTCGCCGCGGCTGTTGTCGACGTCCCAGATGACGGAGATGTCGGACATGCGTTACTCCTGTTCCGTCGGAACTTCCGACGTGATGTTGCTGCTGCCACTCTGAACGTTCTTCACCACGTGATGGTGGCCGTCGAAAATCGCTCGATCCGCCGCCATGCTGCGCCCCGTCGTGCCCGCGTTGTCGGTGATGTCGCCAGTGCTCTCGATTGGTGCCTCGACGCGCAGCTTCGTGAGGTTCGTCATGCGGATTGGGTTGCCACCGCCATTCACTACGATTCCCGTCGCCGTCAGATAGACGGACTGGCCGTGGTTGTCGTGGATTGCGACCTCGCCGGACGCAAGCCCCGTCATGCGATATTTGGCATTCGACGTAGCGATCACGAACCCGTCATTGCGGTCGCCATTCTTGAAGGCAATGAGCGCCTGCGTGCCGCTCGGCGGATTCGACGTGAAACCGTATTCGGCATAGCGCGGCACGTCGGGGATCAACTCGAGCGCATTCAGACGGACCTGCAGTGTCTGCACGCTCTTCGTATCGTCGACGAGCGCGATCGCGCCGCGCGCCATAAGCAACAGAATCCGGCGCGCCAGCCTGTTCAAATCGCTCAGCACTATTGCTCCGCAGGTGTTTGCGTCGATTCGTCCATCGGAAGGACATCGAGCGCGATCGGCTCGGGCAGGAACCCTTGACGCGGCCCGAATACGAGCTCCGCATGTGTGCCGCTTTTATTGAGGATGAAGGTCACCTCGGCGAGCAGCAGGATCGTGTTCGCCGGAATGCCGTATTTCTCCGCCGACACCGGGTAGTTGACGTTCACGAACCATGGCGAGCCACTCGCGTCGCGCCAGTTATCCACCAGCGCGCGCACGCGCCGAGACCGCCCGTAAGCACGCGAGGCCATCCAGTTCACACGCTTTGTGACGAAATCGCGATCCGTCGCGCTCTGCTCCGATACGAAATACGTCGGCCTGAACCGGAGCGCGTTCGCCGTCGTCGCGTTGTTGACTACCGTTATGACAGGCAGATTCGGAATGCTTTCGTCATCAGCGCCCGCGCTGTATGCGCTCAGCACTGCGTTGTAGGTGCTGAACGTGCCGAGCGTGCTCTTCGTGCAGACGAGCGCCTCGACGTTGTTGCCGACTGCTACACCAGATGCACCAAGCTCCGTTCCCGCCTGAGAGATCGTCAGCTCGCCCTGCTCGCTTTCGAACACGAGAAGGCCGCAATAGCGCGCATACCGCTCGATGACCTCCCACGCTGTCTCAGTGATGCTGATGATCTGACGCGGCAAAGGCTTCAGCTGGTTAAGCGCAGCCTGAGTTCCGTTCGGCGGCACAAAAACGTCAATCGAATACTGGCTCGCGATGCTCTTGCATAGATCCTGCAATCCGACGTTCGCATTGACGCGGTCAATTCGGCACGAGCAGTCGACTAGATCGGCCAGCTTTCCTCGGCCGGTGATCGTGATGTCGTCCGATTCCGGCGTCAGGATGGTTTCGATCGTCTCGACATACCCGGAAAGCACGATGTCATCGCCGATCGAAATCGTGACCGGCGCACCTTCCTTGCCTATCAGCTTCAACGTGTTCGCGTCAGCCGAGCAGGTAAGGATGAACGCCGACGTCGCGACTTCGATCGATCGCGTAATGCGCACCGCCTTCCACCCGGTCAGCACGAGACCATCCTGCGTCATCAGCACACGCACTTCATCGGCGCCGGGCTTCGCACCTACGGCGTCGACAATGCGATCTGCATTCGGCATCAGAAATTACCAGGTGAGAAGGCGTATTGATCGCCCAACGAGGCCTGCTGGCGATCGGTTTTCAGTTGCGTATCCACGTTTGGCGACGACGTGACGTTCGTGCTCGTGCCGGGCGGCGCATTTTTATGGACGATCTCCACCCGAACCTTTCCGGGCTCTCCCGTTCCCTGCCCGAGCTGCTCGTCGAGTTGCCGCGCGATGCCCGCGCGAAGGTTCGCTTCGCCCGAATCCTTCGGCCGCTCATACAGCGACGAGACGCGCGCCGCGGACTCGTCGGCACGCGTAGACGAGAGCAGAGCTTTTCCGGCCGCCGCTTCATTGTTTTGCAGTTCCCAGAGCGACAAGCCCATCTGCTCTTCGCGTGTAGCGAGCGAGAGTGGCCGCCCAAACGTGCGCTCATACAGCGCCTGTCTATCCGGATGCCATTGATAGAGTCCAACGGCCTTGCCGTTATCTCCGATCGCGCGCTCGTCGAGCCCACTTTCCCGCGTTGCGTTGGCGACCATGCCGATCGCCTGCGCGCGCGAGAGGCCATGATTCATATACCACTCGACCATCGAACGCGCCGTGTCAGACGATGCACCGCCGCCCTGCGCCTCGGACATCGTCACTGCGCCGCGACCGCGCAGCGCGTTGCCGAAACGCTCGAAGCCATTCCAGATCCGCTGCTCTGTGCTATCTGACCCGTTCGGCTGCGCCTTCGGCCTGCCTCGTCCGCTCGCCGCATCGAAAAAGAACTGGATTCCGTTGAGCAACGAATTCAGTGCAGGCTCGACACCGCTCAGGACCGTCGTTTTCAGGCGGTCGTACGTGATGCTCAGCTTCGCCGACGCGTCGGCATATTCACGAGCGCGCTGGATGTCCTGCTCGTCCGGTATGTAAGCCTTTGCGGTCGCGAGATCGGATGCAACCTGTGCCGGCCCGCGATTCAGAAAGTCGACGAGCGAGCCTGCGCCAGCCGCGTTCAGAAAGTTCTGTGCACCGCCATATTTACCTTGCCCGCGAAGCGCTTCCGCATATGCGGCAAGCTTCGTCAGTACAGACTCGATCGACTCCAGCCTGTTCGGATCGGTTGAGATGCCAGCAGCCTGAAAGCGCTTGAGCGCCTCCGGATTGCGGTTGTTGAGCGCATCGCTGTACGTCTGCCGCACCTGCTCGATGCCAGCGTTTGCCTGCTCCGGCGACAGACCGGCGAGGCGTCCCGCGTACTGCACGCCGAACGCGCCTGTCGTCGACAACCCGCTTCGCACCGCGAGATTGCTCATCGATCGCACCGACGATGCCCACTGCGATTCCATCTGGGCGATCTTCACCGTCAGCGCCGTGATGCCGCCGATGATGCCCGCTTTGCCGACGAAGCTGGCAATCTCCGAAATCGCGCCACTGTTCGAATTGAAGCCAGCTGCGATTGAACTGCCGAGGCTATTTAACTTGCCCTTGTTCGCCTGCGCTTGCAGCCTCGAAAGGCTGTTCGTCACCTGCCCGATCGGGCCAGATGCCTGATTCTTCGCGGTGATCGCAATGGAGATTTTGCTTGCCATGAAACCGCTCGAGGATCAGTTTGCCAACGCCTTGAAAGTCGTGGGCATAAAAGCAGGATGCACTGGATTCGCCTGCGCGACGAGATCATCAGCACGCGTCGGATCGCGATAGAGCCGCGCTGCCAACGCGAGAGACGGCATGGGCGCAGGCAAATTGAACGTCTTGATGGACGACAGTCCCGCGCCGCGCTTGTTCAAGTCGGCGACGACCGCCGCGCGCAGCGTCGAGAGCGCCTCATACGTCTCGTCCTCGCCCTGATCACCAGCAACCGTCATCTCGGCGTCGATCAGATCGGTCACGAGATCGCGCACGCGCGCTGCGTCGTCGCTCGACGTCGGCTGATACGTCGACGAGGCCTGCGCGACCGCGCCGATCGACGTGCGTCGAAACAGATCGCTGCACGCTGACTGCATATCGCCCATCGCCGTACCAATCACAGACGTCGTCGTGCCCGCATCCGGAACGAACGTCGAGAGCGACGACAGCAGCCGAATCGAGTCGTTCGGGTCGTTCGTTGCCGCCAGAACGGCAGACGTGACGCCTTGAACCGACGCGGTGAAGGTGTCGACCGTCGTCGCGTCGAAACCTGCTGCGGCGGCCGCCATCGTGTCGGCTGCGGTGCTGACGTTCGCGCGCGCCGTCGTCGCCGCTTCGATCATCGACTGCGTCGTCTGATTCGACTGCACCGACGAGCTTGGATACTTGCTGAACGTCGGCACCGTCGCGCTACCAGCGAAGCGACCGAAGTCGCCGGGCAGGTTGAACAGCAGCTGAAACAGGTTCCGCGCGTCGCCGACGATGTTTTTCGCGTACGTGTACCACCCGAGCGCGGTGTTGACGACGGTTCCGAGCACTGCGGCGCCATACGCGATCGCGTTCAACGCGGTCTTAGCAAAATTCAACGCGGCCGCGACGTTCAGACCCGTCACCGCATTCAGCACCGACTGCGTCGTCGCCGTTTCGGCGGTCGGGTATGTGCGCTGCCCTGCCTCGACGAATTCGAACTGAAATTCGAAGTATCGGCCGCGCTCCCAATGCTCGATGCTGCGGAAGCCGTCCAGGTTGACGTTCAGCCTGCCGAGCGTCGGATGAATCAACTCGCCGTCACCGGCCGTCTCAACTGCCGCGATCATCACATCGCGCTGCATGATGACGTCGTCACCGATGACGAAGCCATACATGCGGATGCGCCGCGCGCCGCGCCCGAGATCTTCGATCCACGGCGTGTCACGCTGCGGATACTGGTGAACCTGATTGCGACGACCGAATGCCGCCTCACTTCCGAGCGATACGAACGGCACACCTCGATATGATGCAGGGCGCAACTGTTCGAAATACGACGCAGCAGAGCCGCCGAGCCGCGCGGCGAGCGAACTCGCCAGATTGCCAATCCCCGAGGCGGTGCTGAGCACGGCGCCTGCGCCGCCACCGATGTTCATGCGCCAACTCCAATGCGTTTGCCCAGGCGCCGTGCTCTTTCGAGCCAGCGCAGGGTCTCGGATTCTGTCATCTGCTCGACCGCGTCCGGAGGCCAACGCATCATGTGCGTCAGCTCGGCGAGACGGTCATCCCACCACTCCGGAATCGAGACCCGTGCGGCGATCAGTCGTCCGAGTCCGGTGATCGCCGAACCTGAAAACCGTTGAAATACGCCGCGGCTTCGAGGAAATCGCGAGCGCATAGCGCTCGCACGGAGCTTTTCGGCACCTTGCCGATCAGGCTGATCAGCGCGACCATGCGCGCGAACGGGCCACCCGCCGCTTCGGCTTTGCGCTTCTGCGCGTTCGTCGGTTCGCTAAGGCTTAGCGAGGCAATGTTCAGAGCGCTGTCTTCCTTCGTGATCTGAACCGCCTTCGTCAACTGAATGACGATCTCGTCAGCGCTTCGCTCGGGATTCCGCGCAGCTTCATGGCCGAACGACGCGATGAAGTCTTCGGCCTCGTCGATCTGACTGCCATACATCTGGTCGATCACATCGATCGGAACGCCGCTGAGCAGCGCGATCAAGGCGATCGAAGTTCCGTACACGCCAGCCGACTGCTCTGCCTTCTCGTAGTCGCCAGCCAGCGGCTCGCGAAGCGTGATCTCGCTGACCACCGTCTCCGCATCGTCCTTGCCGTGCTTCAGAGGCTTGCGCAGGACGATCGTTTTCGTATCGCTCATCGCTTATTGCTCCGTGACCGCGTTCTGCAACCCTTCCCATCGGCACGTGAACTTCGCTTCGACCGTGTCGACTTCCTGCGCCTCCACCGTCCACATGTTGCGGCCGATGACCGTCTTGCCGTTCGCAAGCTCGAGCACGAGCGTCACGTTGCGCATCGCGTTGAACGCGGCAAGGCTGAGGCCGCCGGAGTCGCGGATCGAAGCGCTGATGTAAGGCGGCTTCGGCATTTCGCTGAAACCATGCACCGTGTCCTGGCCGGACTTCGACTCGCGCGTCACGCTGCCGACGTCGTACTTCAGCTCGCCTTCGAGCTGATAATTCACCCCGTCTGCCGTCAGATACGCGGTGCCGGCAATGAGGCCTGTGTTGTTCGCCATCTATGGCTCCCAGAAATGACAACGCCGCCCGGGTTAGCGGACGGCGCTTTGCGTTTGACGGACAGATCAGGACTGCGTGGTCGACAGACGGAACTGCGCCAGCAGCGCGAAGATGCGCAGCTGATTAATGAGGGTTCCCGGCCACAGCACGTCGACGCGATTCGGATTCGATGCGTTCTGCTCGACGATGATCGACTGCGCGAAGATGTCGCTGCCTTGCACGTAGCCCTCGTACTCCATCGCGCGGTATTCCGCGATCTGGTCGGCCTTGATGATCTTCGGCGTGACGATGCCGGAGCCCGGCGCGAAGCGCGTGCCATCGGCCGCGAGCTTCACGCGCGCGTATTTCGTCGTGACCATCGTGCGCAGCCGGCGCAGCACGTAAGTCAGCAGGAACATCGTCTCGATTTCGAGATAGCTGTTGTCCGGCTGGCCCGACGCGTTCGTCTGGTACGTCGTGATCAGGTTTTCGATCGCCACCGTGCCATCGTCGGCGACGGTGAATGTCGAGATGCCGTCATAGAGCAGTGTGTTGCGCTGGCTCAAGTTGAAGCGCGATTGCAGCGGCGGCGCCAGCACGCCTGTCAGCGCGACCGTCTGCATCGGAATACCCGGATCTGCACGCACGCTCACGGCGGTGACTGCGGCGATTGCCGATGCCCACTGCCACGGGGGCGTCGGCGAATCGTTGAAGCCCATCACCGTTTCGTGCTGATTGTTCCGCGCCGTGCCGAACGTCGTCTGATTCGCCCATGTCGCACGGTAGGCATAGAACGCATGCCCGAACACCTGCTGCTGCCAGCTCCAACGACCGGTTGAATCGTTCAGGAATGCCTTGATCGCATCCATCGACGTCGTGTCCGTGAACGCGCAGGCGATGAAATCGAACGGCATGTCGAGCAGATTGCCGAGCGCCGTCGTCAGCGTCGGGTTTGTAACGCCGCCGGACATCGCCGTGATGGTCGCGGCGAATCCGGTCGGGAACACTTCCCCATTCGCTGCGCCCTGATAGTTGAAGCGGATGTCGATGTCGTTGCCGACGAGGCCCTTGTTATCAGCCGTCAGGTTGACCGTGCTGGTCGACGCAACCGCCGTCACAGGCATACCCGGAATCGCGTTGATAGCCGCAGCGAGAGCGGTTGCAACCTGTGCCGTGGTCTGCCCCGACGTCACCGCGACCGAGACGAGCTGGCCTGCGATATACGTCGACAGTGTGCCATTGGCCGTCGGTGCGCCGGTGATCGCGATCGAGCCAGTTGCGGCGGTCGCGCCACCGGCATCAGCCAGCGGCAGACACCACAGCTCGCCGAACTGATCGTTCTGTCGATATGCGGCCGTCATGAGCGCGAGCACGGAGTTCGCGCCGAATTGCGTGTTTGCATCGCCCGTGCCGGCCGACAGCAGCGGCACGTTAGCGGCGGCCGCGCCCGTCGTCATCGGACCGATCAGCAGCGCGCGCTGATTCGCGACAGCGGTGTTCGCATGCGAGTTGTCGATCTCAGCGAAGAACAGCGGCGTGCGCAGGTTCTGCGGGATCTGTTTGAACGGAACGGTCATTGCGCATCACCCCCAGCCTTCTTCGTTGCGGTTGCGGGCGCCGGCGCTTCGATCACGACATCACCGTCGTTCGCTACGCGCGTCCAGAAAATATCGCCATCCGGCACTTCGATGCCTTCGGGCGGCAGAAACTGCTTCGTGACCGGATGCCGCACTTTGAGGCCCGGTGCAGGTTTGACGATCATTCGTCACCTCTTAGGAGAATGTTGCTTTGACGAAGCCTTCAGCCCGTCCATCGGGGCCTTCGGTGCGCGGTGCCGGCTTCACGGCATCGGGGAACGGCGGGTTCGCATACGTGCCCGTCGGGTCGTACACGTTCACGAGGTCGGCAGTCAGATCGATCTCGGCGAGCTGCGCGTTGACGTCCGGATAGAACGTCTCGTACATCTGCACGCCGAGCGAGACCAGCATTCCGCCTATGTGCGTCTCACCATCAGCGCTGACGTCCGTCTGCGTCCGCATGAACGGGAAGTCCTGCGCGAGGTTGCGTAGCGGCACACTCTTGAAGATCGCCGCCTCGATGTCAGCCTGCAGGCCTTCGAGCGCGAGCAACGCAGCCGGACCAGAGATAGCAGACACCTCGACGCGGATCTCGAAGACGCTCGTCGTATCGAAGGCCGTCTGACCAGCATTGCCGAGCGACTTCTTCTCTTCGCCGCCATACCGGACCTTGATCGCCGGCAGCTTCGACGCTGTCACGTTCCAGTCACCAGGCGAATAAAGATGTGCACTCACGGTGCTCAGCGCGGACAGCAGCACCGCGCGGAATTCCGCGCGCGCGGCCTGATCAGACATCGGTTTGCCCCGTTACGTTGAGCATCAGTCGGGCGCCGCCCTTGCCATCCGAATGCACCTCGCGCACTTCCCATTGTTCCCCTGTGCCAACGATCAGAAGCTGATCGCCTTGTTGGGGGAGATAGTTCGAAGGGAATTGCGAAAGCTGCACGCCGAGCGTCGGCTGAGATGTCGAGACCAGCGATCCGGTCTCGACGTTGACGGCAAAGAACGCCTTGTCGTAGACGCCTGTGATCTGGAATGACCCGCCGAGGATCGACGTGTATGACACCGGCTCGCCGAAGACGCCCTGCAGCGGGCCGATGACCACCGCATTCCAGTCAATGGGCATTAAGCCTCCGAGCGGCCGCCGACCAGGACTTCCGGGCGCGTGCAGAGGTACAGCGGATAGGAGTAGACCTCCATCTTCCACCACATGCGACGATCACGATCGATGATCGGCAGCACGTAGACCGGCGCGCCGGGCTGGTTGATGAACTCTGCCGATTCGCCCGGGGCCAGCACCTCCTGAAAGATGCCAGGGGCATTGACCGGGAAGAACTTGACCTTGTCGTCCGCAATCTTGACGGTCGAGTTGTCGTCCGAGCCGCGGTAGTTCACCCAGGTGACACCGTCGAAATCGAACGAACTGAAGGCGTCGCCGAATGCATCGTTGCGGATGTCCTTCGCGCCTTCCCAGTTCAGGAACGTACGAATTACGTCCGGATGGTTCGAGAACTGGTCGTAGAACACGTCGCCGCACAGCGCCATGATCTTCGTCTGGTTCGTGAACGCGCCTTGCGCCTTCCGAGCCATGTAGCGCTTCACACCATTGATGATCGGGCGAAGGCTGTTCGCCGTGCCGGCTGCCAGATTGAAGGCAACTTCCGTCGCCTGCGTGATCTGGAATTCGTCGAACCAGTTGTAGAGAACGCTGCCGTCCTTCGGATCGAGCACCATGCCCTGAACAGCGGCGAGACGCAGATATTCCTTCGTGTACTCGACGCTCGCCAGCAGGCCGGTCGGCCCCGCGAGACGACGCGCAACTTCGCGCTCGAGCTGCATCGGCACAGTCACGATCTGACCCGTCGGGCCTTCCGGAAACTCGCGGATGTTCTGGATTTCGTATGTATGGATCGTGTCGTCATGCATCAGACGCGGCACGTCGAAGTAGCGCATCTTGCGCTTCTCGGTCGTGCGCTGCGTTCCTTCCGTGCCACGCTCGCTGAAGCCGATCAGCTTCAGCGTACCCGTGCGCTCTTCGACCGACACAGCCGTCGTGCGGATAGGGTTCGGATCGAAAATGTTCAGTTGCCCCAGCGCGCTCGGCTGGTAGGGGTTGCGTTGCACACCCTGCGTGAGGGTCAGCGCGCTGAATGCGTCGCCGTTAAAAATATCGATGATTTCGCCAGCCATGGCTTATTCCTTAAAAAAGAAAAGCCGCCTTGGTGGCGGCCTCAATGCATTCACGAATAGCCGCCTCGCGGCGGCGTCTGATCAGGTGGCGATCAGCGCGGGATGATGGTCAGTGCCTTCAGTTGCGCGAGCGCGGCGGTGATCGCAGCGGCACTCATGCCCGTCGGCCACACCAGTTCCGATGCGTTGACTTCGGCGAGACGCACGACCACAGCGCATGGCTTATCCGCGCTCGTGACATCCTTTGTCGCGAACAGGATGCCGCTCGGCACCTGCGAGCCGTCGACGTTGGCGGGATCGAACGGTTTGTACTTGCTCGAACCAGCCGCGACCGTGACCGTGAAGCTGTCGCCGGGCACGAAGGCGGTGCCGCCCGCGGTAATCGTGAACGAGAGACCGCCAGCCTTGAATGCCACTCCCGTCGTGCCGTGGCCGACTTCAGCGCCCGTCGGATCGGTGACGACGAAGTGCGTCGCATCGTCGAACTCGACCGAGTAGACGCCAGCCTTCGCGGCGTAGCCCTGCACACTCAGCGAGCCAATGGTGCCGTTGCCCGTGTTCGTGCCGGCCGCCGAGGCGATCGACGGATTGCCCGGCGTCGCTGTGGTCGTCAGCGTGAACGAGTCGCCTGCCGCGAACGGCGTGCCGCCGGCGGTGATCGTAAAGCCGATGCCGAGGCCGCTGAATGCGCTGCCGACGGTGCCGGTCGCCGTCTGGCCGTCCGGTGCCGTGACCGTGAATGCGGACGAGCTCGTGAGCGACACGAGGTATGCGCCGATCATCGTCGCCGGCGCAGCCTGCGGCGTGATCGCGCCGAACGTACCGTTGCCGGTGTTCGTGCCGAGCGCTGCGGCGACTGCCGTCAGCGCCGACAGGATGGTGCCAAGCACCGTACCTGCCAGGACTTTGACGCCACCGGTCAGCGTGCCCTGCTCGATCGATTGGTGGCCGTTCGCCTGCGAGACAAGAAAGCCACCGTTGTGCCAGTTTTCCTGAAACGGCGTGTAAGTCGGGTTACCCATGGTTCAGTTCCTTTGGGGCAGATGGTTGATTAACGGCGGGACGGGTTTGCAGCCTTGAGGTTCTCGTCCCAGCGTGCCGCCAAAGCCTGCTGACGAGACGGCTTGGTGCCGCCATCGGCGCCAAGGTTCGGGTTCCGCGCTGCGCGGTTCGAATGCGCTGCCGACGCCGGAGCGGGCGTGCCCTCCAGCGTGGCAATCGCTTCGTCGCGCGTCATGCGGGTCTTGAACGCGAGGTTCGCAGCGAGCACCGGGTTGCGTGCGGCAGCCTTCGAACCCATGATCGCAGCGCAACGCGCTTGCTCGCGACGACGCGCGCGAGCTGCAGCGCTCTTGCCGCGCATCTCGCCTTCGTCGTCTTCCGCGTCGGGATCGCTGTCGTCGTCTTCTTCGGCGTCCGGATCCTTGTCGTCGTCTTCGGCGCGCTGGCCCTTCTTGCCTTTGCCCGAGTCTTTTTCGACTTCGTCGTCGTTCTTGTCCTCGGCATCGGGTTTGTCGTCATCGCGCTCTTCAGCGCGCCGACCTTTCTTGCCCTTCGAATCGCCGCTGTCGCGGTCGTCTCGGTCCTGCTCGTCCATCTCATCGTCTTCCGCGCGTTCGTCATCGTCGCGGCGATCGTCGTCTTCGGCACGTGCTGCGCGGGATTTGCTGCCGCCGAGATAGGCGAACGAGAGCCCGCGCGCCGCGAGGGTGCGAATACTCATATTTGAACCTCTTGGGTTTGGGAAATGTCAGCCCAGCTCGGCGAGCAGGGATTGGAACGCCTCATCCGGCGCCATCACAGCGTCAGCGAAGCCGATCTCAACGCCAGCGGCGCCGAGAAAGGTGGTTGCCTGCGTCTTACGAACGACGTCGGCTGAAAGGTTGCGGTTTCGAGCGACCGTCTGGACGAACATTTCGCCCATTTCATCGACGTCGGCCTGGTACCGCTCGAGCGCCTCTTTCGAAAGCGGATTGAACTGGTTGCCATCGGCCTTGCGATCGCCGTATTTGATGATCGTGACCGCGAACCCAGCTTTGTCGATCGCCTTGCTTTGATCGACATGCATGCAGATAACTCCCACACTGCCTGTTCCACCAGTGCGAGGTACCGTGATCTGCTCGCACGCACTCGCCAGCGCGTATGCTGCGCTGTATGCCGATTCGTCGAGAATCGCGAGAGTGGGCTTGATCTTTCTGGATTGGTAGATCAGGTCGGCGGTATCGAAGCACGCCGCGACCTCACCCCCGGGCGAATCGATCTGCAACGCAATCGCCCGGACGGCCTTGTCCGACAACGCCTCTATGAAGTTGTTTCGAATAGCGTTATAGCCTAGCATCCCCGAATAAGGTCGGAGATAGCTACTTTTTTGCACAAGCGTTCCGGACACATCAATCACAGCGACGCCATTTATGACGTCGTATGGTTCGTTCAGATCTTTCTCAAGTGCGCCAGGCTCACCACCCATAAACGCCATCGGCTTGAGCGCGCCGGAATCCTCTCCAGAGAAATTGATTTCACCGACACCGAACCGGTTCGCGAGCACCCTCGCTATCACCTGTCCTTTGGTAGGGTGAATCGCCAGCGGCACGTCAAACACACGCGCCGCTGCGAATGGATAGGTTTTCATTGTGCTTGGGGTTCCTCTTCAGGCGTAGACGCCTCGGTGGCATTCTCGACACCAGACCAGCTCGGCGGCTTCATGCCAAGACGCTCGAACGCCTTGAGTTCGATTGCCCGCTGAGCGAGAACTTCTTCCCAGTCGAGACCTTGCTCAGCGCACTCGCGTTTGAGCGTCGACAAACCGGCATCCATGCCTAGGACGGCACCCTGCTTTTCCTTGACAGGATCGACCCATCCACGTGCCACACCGAGCCAGTCACAACGCGAATACGCAGTGGCGGCTTCGATGAAGTCCGGCGCGCCTGTTGGCAATACGTCGTCAAAGTCGCCGCGCTCCATTGCTTCCTGCAACCACGTCGCGAACAGCGGCGTCGCCGCGCCGACCTTGAATTCAGCATTGCGACGGCTGAGCGTCTTCCAGCTTTCGAGCAGCGCAGCGCGCGCGCTCGAATAGTTGGTCTTGCTCCAGTCCTGAGTGATCTGCTCAGCAGAGACGCCGAGCGCGGCCGCGATCGAGCGCAGCATTTCGTGCGCGAATTCGCCGAAACCACTATGCGGATGCGCTGCGGCGACCTGCTTGATTTCTTCGCCTGGAGCGAGCGTCGGGACACGAACGCCGTTGAGCATCGCGGGGCGCTCTTTCGCCCAGTCAGCGCGCAGTTCCTGGTAGTAGCCCATTTCCTGCTCGCCGCCGTCAGAATCCATCGCGGCTTCGATCATCGCGGGATCGTACGGGCTCGTGACGTACGTGCCGAAAATCGTCGCGACGGTCGCTGCCTGCAGTTCGACGCCGTAATACCGCGCAAGCATCTTTGCGTGCGCGAGCACGGGCGTGAATACGCCGATGCCGCGGTTCTGGCCCGCGCGATCGCGCTCGAAGTCGTGGATTACTCGACGCCAACCGTCCTCATCCTCGCGCTCGACGCGCTCCCATACCATCGACTCGGGTGCGTTATAGGTGTCGTTCTGATGCACCTTGCGGATGTGGTATGCGAGCGGCACGCCGTCGTCATCGATCTCGACGCCGCCGCGCAGATATTTCGTATCGACCATCTGATACGGATTCGAAAGACGGTCGGGGTCGACAACCAGGAACGACGTAGCATACTGAGCGCCGCCCCTTCCAACGCGCTCCGGCTTCCAGTAGGAAACGAGAAGCGCCTCACCGTCGACCAGCTTGTGACGCAACGCAAGCCGCAGTTGCTGAGAAACTGTCAGTTGGCGCGACACGTCGTTGTAGCGGCCGAGATCTTCCGAGTACAGGCGCCACAATGCTTCAACAGCCTGCCGGAAATCGTCAGCCCAAGTTGAATCGAACCCCTTCGCGAATCGGCGCAGCACACGCCAGTCAGGGCTTGCCGACAAGCGCAGTTGCGCGCCGACGGTGTTGTCCAGAATGCGAGTGACACCGCCGCTCGACCAACCATCATTCCGCGCAAGATCGCGCGAACGCGCGACCATGCGGTCGCGCCAATAATTGATTTCCGAGTCCGGCGAACGGATCCACGGATACCAATTGCCCATCTCGGGCGTGTCAACACGCGACGCCTCATAGGGAAAGGCGCTCCCGTATGGCTGCGTCACGCTGCCCGGAATGGTCAGCGGAGTGCCCGATCCAGAATCCGCGCGCGCACGTCCGCCGGCTGGCATGTCCGCAAACGGCTTGCCAGTCGAATCGACGATGAGTGACATCAGAAATAAATCCTGCGAGCGCGTGGATAGTGGCAAATGATCCCGAGAGCCTTTTGGAGCATCAGGATGCTGCGTTGAATCTGTGCAATGTCGCTCAGCTGATACGTGACCGACTTCGCGCCGTCGCCCTGGTTGTAGGTGGCCGTCACGATCTTCGCGCCCGACGACAGGTCGAAATAGGCCGCCTGCAAAGCGGTCAACCTCGCCTGCATGTCCGCAGTGCTCATTCCGTCCGTGATAGCCATTTCGTTCCTAAGCGAGTCGCCCTGTCAGTTTCTTTCGGGCTGGTTTAGCGCCAACTGGTTCCGGTACCGGCGAAGGCTGAGCCACTGGCTGCGCTGCGGGTTGCGGCACCCATGCCTGCTGCGACGCGTCGTAGTCGAGCGGTTGCGCAACGAGATCCGCGCGCCGGTTTAGCTTCAGGCCCAGATGCGTCAAACCGCAAAGCGCCGCGTACGCGTACACGCGGCAGTCGAGCGCTTCGTTCGCACGCCCCGACGGCAGTTCCCAGACGCGATACTTCTGGCCACCAGAGACCTTTACGACGGAACGCTCCGATGTGAGCTGCTCGAAGTAGCCAATGTCGCGATCGCTCGGGAAGTGCATGAATCCCGCGCCAGGCTCTTCGACGTGCAGCCGGTTCCGGATGGTGTCCTTCGCCGCGTTGACGCCGATGATCACCGGCCGAAAAGACGCTTTCGTCTTTCGCGTCGGCCTCTTCACAGGCCAGATCGGATTGCGCTTACCGCTGACCGCCGACTCACCCTTGATCGCCCATACCTTGCGGCCGAGACGGGCTTTCGAGAAGTCGTAGACCTTCTGCGTGTGGTGGCCGCCCGAGTCGATACACACCGCCATCGCTTCGAACGGTCGCCCGTCCGCGCGATGCCATATGCGATTCAGCAACGCGTCGAGCCGCTCCCATGGATCGGGCGTTTCCATGTCGCCTTCGATCACTTCATAAGCGATCGACCAGCTCTCTTCGTTGCGCCCCCAACCCACGACTTCGACTTCGAAGCGATAGTCCTGCGTGTCGACGCCGATCGTGATCACCGCGACGCCATCAGGCACTTCTGCGGCCCAGCGCTCACCACGCGCGACGAGCGCGTCCAGCTTCAACACCTTTCCGGAATTCGGCCGATATGGCATGCCGGCCTGCGTGTTCCACCAGGTCTGTTTCTTCTCTTCGTCGCCGTGCGCCTTCAGCCACTTCGCTGCAATGTCTGAAGGCTTGTCCTTCTGCCACGGGCTATAGAGCTTGCTCGCCTGGAATCCAGCGTGCTCGTTGTCGACCTTCCATTCGCCGCATTCCGGGCACTTGGCGCGATACACCGCGTGGCGGTCGCTTTCCCACCAGTCCCACACCTCGGCGATCGCGGCATCGGTCGTCGCCTGGCGCGAGTCTTCCGGGCCGCGCCACGCTCGCTCATAGGCATCGAGCGGAATATGCCGCGATCCGCAGCACTCGAAAGGCCTCGTCTGATGCCATCGTGCTGTCTGCAGCGCTCGCAGCCGATCACCTTCTGACCAGATCTCACCGCACGATTCGCACGCGATCCGCGCCGTCTTCGGGAAATGCTCAACGACGTTGCCGCTTTCGTCGCGACGCTTGTCCCAGTCGACGTGCTTGAAGAAGTCGGGGAACATGCGATGCCCGCAATGCGGGCATGCGATCGACGCGCGGCGTTGATCCGATTCCTTATAACTAGCCTCGATCCGGCTCTCGTCCTCGACCGTCGGCGAGCACGCGCGGATCGATAGCCAGTTGACGCCGAACGTTGCCGTCCGCTCTTCAGCCAGCGCGATAGGCTCGCCCTCGCGCGTCACAGGATACTTGTCGACCTCGTCCGCGAGGATGACGCGCACCGGGCGACGTGCAAGGTTGTCAGGGCTACCGGCGCCCGCGAGCGCGAGAAAGCCGCCGGGGAACGCCTTGAACAGCAGGGTCTCATCGGCATTGCGTGTCTTGCTCGTGCCCACCAGTTCACGCAGCGCGGGCGTCACGCGGATCAGCGGACTGATACGTTCCTTACTGAACTGCTCGGCAGCGTCCTCTTTCGGCTGAAGCAGCAGAATCGGGCACGGATCGAGGTGTGCAAAGTACCCAAAGACGTTTTCGAGCAACGCAGTCTTCAGCAGCTGCGTGCTCACCATCGTGGTAATGATGTGCACACCGGGCTCTGTCACTGCGAGCATCGGCCCGCGCGCGACTTCCACCGTCGATGTTTCCCAGTTGCCGGACGTGCTCCCGGCCTCCTTCGCCAGCTTGCGGAACTTGTCAGCCCATGCCGGTACGCTGATGCGCGGCGGTGGCGTCCATGCGCGCCGAACAGACGCACGGAGCCTGTCAGCCTTCCCTTTCGGAGAAATTGGCTTCAGGTTCGCCGAGCTGGGCGATTTGCTTGTGGACATGCGCGGTTAGAGCCTCGACAACTCGGTCGGCCTCGACGCCTAGATCGGCCGCCAAGATCGGACCCACTCTGGTCGGCCAGTTAAGCCACGCATCGCGCTGCGCCCGGAACTCCTCGAAGAGGATTGCTGTTGCGGTGTCCAGCTCGACAAGCGAACCGGACTTGCGTTCGTACTCGAGCTGAGCCATCAGCCCGAGGTAGTTCTCTTTGAAGCAGCGAGCCTCGTCGAAATCCATCAGCTCGACGTCGCCGGAAAGGATCTGCTTCGCCATGTCGCCGGCGCTTTCGCCAGCATCGAGAGCTACCCCTTTCGCTGCCTGGGTAACAGGCTGCCGCTTGTTACCCCTCGGCGCTTTCGACGCGGGTTCGGTAACAGCGGGCACGCCGTCGCGGCGATAGCGCTTCAGCAATTTGTTCGACGCCTCGACGTCGACCTGATCGCCCGCAAAGACAAGCCAGCCGCGCTCCTTCCACTTCGTGACCGTCTTGCGACTGACGCCGTGGAGTGCTGCGAACTCGCTCTGATTCATTGCGCGATCTGTTACCTGTTACCCAATTTTGAAAATTCAGCGCTGGTCGAAAACCGCAGTGCGCAGTGCCCGCGCATTCGGAAGGGCGCCGGAAGGACCCGTCGGGCCCCTATCCGGCCGCTTTTCGTTGCTTTTACGCAACATTTGTATCATTTCGTTGCGCGTTCGCAACACCGTCAGAGCTTCGCGGTTGCGATCGCCTGTCGCATCGCGATGTCGAACTCCCGCTCGAACGTTGCGTCTACAACCTCGAAAGCACGCTCGCCGAATTCCATGTGTTGCCGGACCGGACGGGCATCGCCGAACCGGACGAGCAGTTTGAGATGCCCTCGCGGACTGCCTTGCACGACTGAGCCACGCTTGCCTCGCACCTTCGTCACGCGAGCGGATGGAGGGCGGCGCCAAACGCCGCCGATCGTCTCGCCGGACGATGTCTTGATGTTGCCGATGAAGATGTCTGGTCGGGCCTGCAACCGTTTGAGCGCGGTCTTGCTGAAGTTGCCGTATTGGTTGAGCAGCGTCTTGTCTTTCGGATTGAGCCAGGTCCGGCCGGATCCGAGTAGCTTGTGGTTGCCGCCAAACTCAAACGGTTCAAGATATGCCGCGGCGATGTCCTTAATGAACACGCGCGCTTCGACGTCGTTCTTGCGTGCGCCCTTCACCGCAACCGAATTGACGGTGAATGGCGTTGGCCGGTCGAACACTGCCGGCATCGCCTCTTTCTCTGCCGCCTGCGCATTCTTCGCCACGGCAGTCAGCGCTTTCGCTGTCGCAAATGGCAGTTGCTGCTTTTCCAGATCGTTCAGCGACTTTGTCAGTCGCTTCAGGTCGTCCGAAACACTGATCTGGAACACGATTGCCTCAGCGTTTTAGCCAAGCGGCGGGAAGCGCTTCACCGTCTTGCGGACCGTCGTATAACGGCACATCGAGCATCAGACGCGATGGCGCGCCCGCAGGGAAAGCGGTGACCGACACGAGCGCGATCGCCTTCTCAGGCAACAGCGCTGCATCGGTCGTCGCATCGGTGATGATCGCCGCCACCTTCCGCTTGCCGTTCTGCCAGATCGACGAACGCATCAATGCGATCTCGCCCACAAGGGCGTCCGCATCGATTTTCTTGGTGGCACGTGCCATTCAGTCACCGGAAATAAAAAAGCCCGCTGCCGTTGGGCGCGGGCGAATCCGCGACTCTCATCACGGAGGAGACATTCTTTCGACCTCACTCTCATCGAAGCCGACAACCCGTTCGCCGTCTATATTGGCGCGCTCAGCCAGCCTTGCCAGCAGTCTTCGGCTCGGATGAGAGTGCCAGCCCGGATGTGAGCTGCGGCGCCGACCGCCGCGTGGCTGGCTTGAACGGGATTTACTTCTCGGCGGGCGTGAAGTCGACGTAGAACTTGTCGCCGTGCTTGAACTTGCCCCACAACGCGGGATTGGCGATGTGGATCTGCAGCGTGGCGCCGGGCGAATACTTCGCGAAGGTGTTGTCTTCGTCGAGACCCGTTTCGTCGTACGGTGTCGCTTTGCACACGGCGTGCATCGTCAGAGTCTCCGTCGACTTCTCTTTCGGCTGGCCTTCCGGCGCCCACCCGAAGTTTTCTTGCACCATGCTGACTTGCAGCTTTGCGCGCATCGTCGTGCTCATGTCCTGCTCCTTGTTTATTCGTCGCCTTCGATCTGTTCGGCGAGATCCATGTACGTCTTGCTGAAACCGAGGCAGATCGTGCTCAGGAGCAGCAGCCATGCAGTCACGGGGTTCATGCACATTTCGGCGCTCCAATGCAAAAAGCCGCCTCAGTGGGCGGCTTTCTCTACCGACGACTTCGCCTCCCAGTCGGGAAGCGAAAGCTCACGCGCAAGGCGGATTCGGTCATCTGTGCGCGATCATAGAACAAACGGTTCGGGTTTACAACCGTCCGTTCGAATATTTTTGATGATCTGTTGCGCGGACAACGCAGCGATCCGTTTGGAGATTGCCGCGTGCGCTTCGGCGAGCACGATCTCGAAGCGTCGGCCGCGCAGCACCGCGCGATGCGTCTTGCGCATCCTCGTCTGCACCTGCTCAGGCGACATGCGCAAAACGTATGTGTACTTCAACACCCACTTCGACACATGGTCGGGCATCGCCGACCATGCTGCCTCGATCAGCCAGCCGTCTTTCTCGACCGGCGTCACGTTCGACGGTGTTTCCGCTGCCGCATCGCGCATTGCGACGTACATGTGCGCCCATTGCGCGCACACGCCGCTTTGAAATTTCGGGGAGCGCACGGTAAATCCCCAGTTGTCCAGCCGTTCTTCAATGCTTTGAAATTCGCTCATCAAGCCCCCGTGCTGATTTGAATCGTTTGAACGTTCATGCATGCGCCGCCGCGCGAAACTTGGCGTATGGGCCGCGCACATAGCGTTCGAACCGCGCCTTTGCCTCCGCACTGTGATCGAGCTGCGCGCGGCTTTCGATGCAGCATCGCGCGCGGATGAACTCGGCGGCGTCGCGCGGCGTGTTCGCTGGCTGGTTCGTCGAGCGCATCCATTCGAGGAACAGCGGCTCGTTCGCCCAGCGTCCGGCCAGATTGGCGAGTGGTCCACCTTTCATTGGCGCCTGCATTAATGCACCACCACGTAGTTGATCCCGTGATGCGAAAGCCAGTCGCCCAAGCCATGCCGAAGATCAGGGACTTGCGGCCACGGATACTCGATCTGGATTCGGCCGCCGCTCAGCTCCTCAATCTGCCCGACCAGCGGGCAACCGACGAATGCAACAAGCTTTACGGCGCCGTTGTCGTCCATGCGCTGACGGCTGCTGTCGATCAGCGCCTGCGGCACGTCGGCCCATTGGATGTATGCGTGTGCGCTCATCGTCAATTGCCTCCCATCAGAACCACACCAAGGGCGTCCGGGTATTCCGTCATGTTGATCATGATCTTCGGGCGCGAAGCATCGTCGATACCAGTGAGGACGAGGTTCTCTTTGCTCCACTTCCCGAGTGCATAGGCTTCCAGATCGCTCTCGGGCACGATCAGCAGCGCTCCGTTTGCTTGAATCGTCGTTTTCATCGCGCAACCCCATTGCGTTTTTGCACCGCCAGCGCCTTCTCGCAGGCCTTGCAGCGCGGATAGTTACCGGCGAGGAACAGTTCAGAATCGACGGCTGAAACGCGGCCGCAGAGCGAATGCCGATCACCCCAGCGATTCAGATCGCCGCGCATCCAATGAACCTTGTTGCCGCCGAATGCCCTCAGCGCCCATTGCGGGAAGCCGCGCCCTTCTGCCGCGTTGCCGCTGAAGAACCCCTCGCGGATACGACCGTCGACGAATACGGCAGGCTGCATCTCGCCCGGCACAATCGGCGTGAGTCGAATTACGCCCTTCATTCAGCCTCCCTCACATCCCATTCAAGATCGCCGCTCGCGAGAAACGCGGCGAGCGATTTTCTGTTCCAATTGATAGGCGCCTCGACCGTGTACGTGCCGTCCGGATTCGGACTTATGACCGCCTTCGCACTGTATTGCTCAGGCAGGTAGGCATCGGCGTAGATCCACGAAGCACATGACTTCCCAGCGCGCAGCGTGCGAACCGGTCCGCGCACACGAACGACCTGGCATTCGAATGTTTCGTAGTGGTCGACTCGGTGAGTGCCGCGCATCATCGACGCAAGCGTCATCCTTACTGCTAGCCTCAAGCGGCCTCCCATTCCAGTGACCGGGTGCGCGGCGGCGTCGATTCGAGCGTTTCGAGATTCAGGAAGGTAAAGCTCCCGCCGCGCAGCCACCCGCCCGTGTCGATGTGATAGACGTTGCCGAGCGCCGCAGGGCGCCTCAGCGGCGTATGCCCGACAACCACCGCGCGCATGTCCGGGACGCCCGAATGATCTTCCGACTGAATACGATCACGGTTCCAGAGCACATCGTTCGTCACGCGTTTCAGCTTGTTGTTGCTGTCGACGCAGGCGAATGCCTGGACCATGTCGGCCCATGTCTTGCCGTGTATGTCCGCGTGCACGATGCCGACCAAGCCACCATCCGTCTCGACCTCAATCGCATAGGGCAGCGTAGCCATCGCGTCGGCATATTCGACCTGCTGGTGACGCTGCATTCCGATTAGCCATGCGCCACCGTTCATCATGTAGTGGTCACGATCGCGATTGCCCGGCTCCACGTAACGGATCGCCATGTCTTCGTGATTGCCCTGCACCGCGTGGAACCACGGCTTATTGATCCAATCGATGACGGCGCTCGACTGCGGACCGCGGTCGACCAGATCGCCCACAGAAAACAGCCTGTCGATGCACTCATCGAAGCGGATAGCCGCGAGCTCAATCTCAAGCGCAGCGAAACACCCGTGGATGTCTCCGACGACGAAATCGCGGCCGACGGCGTTGCGCGCAAAGCGCTGAACGTATTTCGTGATCAAGCTGCCTCCTGAAGTTCAATTCCCATCTTTCTGGCCCTGACGGGCACCCATGCTTCGAAAGCAATGTCCCACGCTGCGAACTTGTGCTCGCGCAGGCCGGGCCCCTGATCAAGCAGCGAATGACAATTCGCGCATCCGGGCACGGTGAATTCGTGTTTCGCCTTGATCCCCATACCCTTCCCGTGCCTCGCCTGATTCGAGTGGCAAGGCACGACCGTCTCGCCGGCGCCCAGGCAACCGCGCATCCTCAGAAAGCACGGTTCACCTTGGCATGCCGCGAGATACTTCGAACCCTCTGCGACCGTCGGCTTCTTGACTCGCGACTTCATCCGCGATCGCCTCAGCGGCGTATCGGGCAGCGGCGCATCCTTCCGTGACCAGCTGCCGCGTGCCATCGGTTTCGTTCGCGGCTTGAATCCGGAGCGCTTCATGCAGCTTCTGCTTCCGCCGGCGCGATCACATCCGTGCTGAGCACGGGCATGTCTCCAGCCAGGCCGATGATGTTGCGAGCGTCATACACGCGCAGACCGAGCGCGCGAGCAAGGTATTGCTCGATCGATGCGCCGCGCGACTTTGCCCAGCCTTCGAGCAGCGCTATACCGTCGCAGTCGACGAGCTGCTTGATGTCCGCGCGCATGCATTCCAGCCAGCCAGCCGACGGATCGACGTTGATCTCCGCCGGGTTGACGATCTCGTAACCCATTGCGCGCAGACGCGCAGTCTCGGCATGAAACGCCGGAAAATTTAGCTGTGGGAATCCTGTCATCGGCCCAGCCACATATAGGCGCATCAATCGCCCCTCCAAGTATTTCGCAGCTACACGCAGGCGCTGCGGGTCATCAAACATGTTTCCGATCGCCAAATTGCAGTTGCGGCACAGGATTCCTCGCGGTTTTCCTGTCACATGATCGTGATCACCAACCAATTCATGTTTCGACGCGCAGATCGCGCATTGCTTTGGAAAGTGAGCGAATGCGGGAGCGTGTCGCAAGCCATGTCCCTTCGCGGCGCGCCTACATCTGAGCGAGCAAAAAATCGCGTTCTGCGCTGCCGTTAAGAACACAACCCCGCACGCGCAAACTTTCCGGTGTTTTCGCTCCCGCACCTTGCCCGCATTCGCCAAGCTGATCTTGGCTTTTCGTCCTTCGCTATGCGGCTTCCCCTCACGCGCCGCGCTCATCTTCCGTCGCGATTCTTCGCTGTGTTTGAAGCCCTTCGGGACCGGCATCAACCTCGCTCCATCGGGCCTGCGATGTAAAGCTTCATGCAGCAGCCCTCCCGACCATCACCATCGACTTGAATGCGGCCGTGACGACCGCATCAGCGCGCGGCCACCATTCGGCAACCGTGCTGTGACGCCAGTCGAGTTCTTCATCATGCGAGTCGTCGAACGGATCAGATTCCACCTGCTGACGCGCGAGACGACGCATCCGGTGCTCCAGTTGCGTGCGCGATGCCGGGCGTGGAGCGTCTTCGCCCGAGCCTAAAACATAGATCGGCTCTATATAGCGATCGGTCCATGCATGGATGTGCACCAACTTCTCGGCGTGCAGCTCGTTCATCAACTGGCGGATGAACTTCTTTTTGCCCTTTTGCGATGCCGCGAGCTCGCCGCACGATCTCGGCGCGCCACTTTTCAATTCCTCGATGATTCGATCGCGCAGCGGCAACTGCTTGACCTTCACGAGATTCAGGCGACGCGCCTGTGCGCAGACGTCGTTGACTTTTCGTCCCGGCAGCAGGTGAATCTGCTCTTCAACAGACAGTGTCGATGCGTATATCTGCCGCACGAGCTCTTTCTCCGCGTCCGACCATTTGACCCAGTTCATTTGACCTCCACGATGTCGACACCAAGCACCGCCTTCATGAGGTGTCGTTTGATCCTGAATCCCTCTGTGACGCGGCCTTTGACGTCTTCCGTCACGGTCTTGCCATCCTTCTCGTAGACGAAGTCGGCGACGTACCGGAGTGCCGGCCGCTTCCGGCCATTGATGACGACAGCCGGCGCGAGCACGAACGGCACCTGCAGCTCGAGTTCCGTGATCTCGCCGCGCGCCTGCATTTGCACGAGCTCATGCCAGCGCTTCATCTCCGCTCGGCTGTCGAACTTGATGCCGCCCGCCTCGCACTTCTCGTTGCGATACTTCGATGGCTTCTTCGCGGGCTGCTGGCGGATCAGCAACGGATCGAACGGGTCGTCGACGTCGATCGCAGCCGTCTGCGGCGGGACGCCCGTCTTCTCGTAGATGCGGCGCTGCGCCGTCGTCATCGGAGCGCGAACCGACTCCCGCACGCGCGCCGTGCCGACTTGCGTCGTACCTTCCGGATAGCGAAGAGCATTCGCGCGCGCCGTCATTGCTTCGGCTCCCAACGGACCGGCGTCAGGTTGCACGCCACGATCATGCCCGCGCCCTCATCGGCATCGCATCGAGACGCAGGAGCGTCGCCGCTTCATCGCCGCCGGCATGGCCGACTGCCTTCGCAATCAACACGTGCAGCCCCTTGATGCCCTCGCTCGTCCGGATGCCGCCCTCACGTTGCAAGCGCGTCTCGGCGATCGCTCGGCGGGCACGCTGGACCTGTTCGGAGCGCAATGCCTCACTCATCTCCAGTCGCGGCGCTTCTGTACCGGCCGTCCACTGGCGCGGCATCAGTGATTTGCAGATGTCGCGGAACTCAGGCAACGTCGGCGGAAATGTCTTGTGCTTTTCCGTGCACTTCGCCAGCGCCTTCATGACGATCGGTTGCGGGAATTCGCGCAGGCCGTTGAGCCAGACCGAGCGGGCCGACTTCATACCGACGTCCTCGCCGTCATCGTCAACCTGGCCGATCCGATATTTGTCGAGTACCGAGTTGCCGTACATGCCGTGAAGCAGCATGAACAAACGGCGGATCTGCACTTCGTCGATTGCGTCAGACATCGATGTACTCCTGCGTCGTGGTGCGTGTGGGGAAGATCGCGGCTGCGGCGGCGCTCCGGTCATTGCGCGAGCCTTGATGGCCACCGCGGCGCGACAGCTGCGCCCAATCGGCACGAACGGCTTCCATGAACGCGTCATCCCAGCTCGCGTAGCGATAGCCATTTGCGCGCGCCTTGGTGACGAAAGCAGCGAAATGCTGCTCAAGCTGCGTGTGGCCGTTTCCAGCGGCCCAAGCACGAACTCGTTCGCTGATTGCGAAGTCGGTGGGCAGTTCAGTCTTCACCGTCTTCGTCGTCGAACCGCGTTGCGAGCGTGTAGGACGCGCAGCGTCCGTATGCTCTTGGTTAACTGACGGATTAATGGACGGGTTAAAGGACGTATTGGGTGCACGTGGTGCACCCCGTTCTGGAACCACGTGCACCCCGTCTTGGAACGACGTGCACCCCGTTACGGAACCACGTGCACCCCGTTGTTTACGGGGTGCACCAGATGCACCCCGTTTTTCTTCCTGCGGCATTGCCAGATCGTAGGAAATCGGACGGCGATCGCCACGGTCGATATAGGCCTGCACAACTGCCTGATTCCCGCGCGTTATGACGCCGAGTTCTTCCATTTCGGCAAGCTTGTTGCGCACTGCGCGCTCGGACAGGCCCGTTTGACGCACTAGCGTGTCGGCGGACGGGAACGCCGCCTTGCCATTCACGTCGGCGTAGTTTGCCAACACAAGCAGCACGTGGCGCGCCGTCGGGCTCGCGACGATCTCTTGGTCCATCGCCCAGACCATCGCTTGGATGCTCATGCGGCGGCTCCAAGTTTCACTCGGTAAACGATGCCGTCTTCCTGCGCCTCGACGTCGACCAGACCGGCCGCCTGCAACGACTTGATCTGCGCGCGCACAGCCGACGCAGACAGGCCGCACTTCGCGCTGAGCACACGAATCGATGGGAAGCACTCGCCCGTCGATTGCTGCGCGAAGTCTGCGAGCGCCAGCAGCACGATCTTCTGTGCCGCGCGCAGGTCGCGTTGCCACGCGAGATTGACGAGATGGAAACTCATTGGGCCTTTACCGGTTTGGTATCGAGCAGCTGGTGGCTCGTCTGCGTCGCGAGATCCTTGCGGGTCCCGACGACGAACAGGCGCTTTGCGTCGATCAGCTCACGCACTCGGCCGCAGACGCTGCCCATTTTTTTGTTCGTGATCGCAGCGATGTCTTCACGCGTGAGCGGCGGGATTCCCGCTTTGAACGCGTCGAGCACGACCTTCTGGCCCGCAGTCAGATCCTTGACCGAAAGGCCGTGATAGGCGTCCTGCTGCGTGCTCTGGACGCGACGGCCCGAGCGCGGGCTGATGAATTCGGTCTCCATGGCGACTCCGGTCGTTACTTGACGGGGCGAAGCGCGTGCGAGCGCTTGCTGTGTTGCTGCATCGTCGGCGCCGAGCGCATTGCGCCGCTCGGGTGCGTGTCGACCATGTAGAAGCGCTTCGCGCGCTCCTGCTCTTTTTTGCCGATGAACGGGTAACCGTAGCGGTTGCTCGATTGCCTTCCACCGACCGCACGATGGCCGGCGCGACGCGCCTGCTTTGCATACGGCGTAAAGCTCGCGCCAGCCGACATCAGCGCCGAGAGAATCGACATAACTGCACTCTTCATGGGTGATCTCCTGCGGCGCCTGCCGCGTAGGACTACTAATCGGAAACAGAAGGCGGCTGGCTTTCCAATCGCCTTGTGTTGCAGATCAGCTTCTGATCCCCGTCGAGATGACCGCGTATCTCAGCGGCCATCCCTGTTAATGCTTCGTTTCCTGATGTGAATCGAGTAGCAGATGGCCCACAACTCGGAATGCTTCTGCCACTTCGGGCTTTTCTGATGCTTGTTTTTCAATTCCTTTCAACAGTTCGTCTTTGCAATTGCCCCCAACCTGCTGCCGGGCTTCCTCTACGGCCTGTCGGCCTATGCGAAGAGCCTCGTCATGTGTCATTTCATGGCGTCTCCTGTCTGTGAATCACCTCTTCCATCAGCGTCAGCATCGCCATGCGCGACAGCCATTGCGACACCGCGCGATTCCCCACAACACGCTCGAAGTCAGCGACCAGACGCGCTGGCAGATCCTGCCGAGGCTTCCCGTGACGATCGACGGCTTCGCGGTTGAGCATGTTCGACATGTGCGACGGCGGCACGTCGAGCAGTTCGGCACACGTTCTTTGCGTCATGCCGCGCACAGCCCGGTTCTCCCAGGCGAGCACAACGGCATCACGGAAAGACGCGCATGCGGCGATCTGCTCGCGCGACAAAAACCTCGCCGACGCACGGCCTTCGCGCATCATGGGCTCCAGAACAGGTGCAGCGGCCTTATACGGCGTTTGTTCCATCTGCATCGTTTAGGTCCTATAGAAAAAAACAACCGGATTCCAACTGGAATTACGACTCGGTCGAGACTTCAAATGAAGGCGTCGCATTGACGCCTTCATTTCATGACCGAACTACTGAACTGCGCTGGCTCGCGCCAACTTGCTGCCCTTCTTCACTCCACCGACAGGCGGCTGCACATCGTCGGAAGCATCCTGCTTCGCCGGCTCGACCAGCTCCGGCCAGATCGATTGCCAGTCATCGGGGCGCAGCATCTGGCGAGTTACGATACCGTTGGTAGCCTGCTCGATCGGGGTACAGTGTTCGATGGGCACCTTGCGGCCCGGAGACATCCACTGATGAACAGCGCCCTTCGTGACGCCGAGCTTTTCAGCAAGCGCTTTAAAGCCGCCTACTTCGGCTGCGGCAATCGCTACGGGGTGCTTATTCATGTGGAGGTCGGGCAATGAGTGATGTCCGAACCAAGTATAGAGATTCTAGACCTGAAAGTAAAGAAAATCACGACCCGTCGCGTTTAGATTTCCTATACCCTCCGCGCATGGAAATGAGAAACTGGATAAGGTCCGCCCGCAAGAAAGCCGACCTAACACAAGAACAGCTCGGCGAAAAGCTCGGAGTGACCAAGGGAAACGTGTCTGCTTGGGAAAATGGCAGGCACGAGCCGAGCTATGCTCAGATCCAAGAGATTTCGGTCGTTACCAAGTACCCGATGCCGGACTCTCAGCCAGGCGCCTCCGCGTTGGCCACCCTTGACAGCAAAGACGTGGCTGAACGTGTGCAGGAGATGCTGACGGAAACAGGCATGGACGCAGCAGCTTTTGCTGCTAAAGTCGAGATTCCTCTGGAGAGAGTGGAGTCATGGCTTAAGGGAGCGGCGATCAGTATTGTGGAAGCCGTCGCTATCCAGAATGTTTTTGGCTACAACAGTGCCTGGGTGCTAGCCCGCGTGGGCGAGAAAAAGGCCGCTATCCAGTACAACGACGAGTACCGGCCGAAGGCACTCGGCAAAAGAAAAGCACTTGCGGTGGTGGGAATGGCTCAGCTGGGCGACAACGGTTTCTGGGCGGAGGTTGAATATCCGGTCGGTCACGGTGATGGGTACATAGATTGGCCGACAACGGACCCGGACGCATATGCGATCGAGTGCTCGGGAGAATCGATGCGGCCCCGCATCAAGCACGGCGAGTTCGTGATCATCGAACCAAACCACCCGTTTCAGCCGGGCGATGAAGTCCTCGTTAAATCGAAAGACGGTCGCGTGATGATTAAGGAATTGGCATACAAGGCCGCAGGACGGTACACACTGCTGTCAGTCAATGAAACCCATGGACGGATCACACTCGAAGAGACCGAGATCGACAAGATTCACTACGTAGCCGGAATCGCTAAGCCGTCCATGTGGCGCCCGGATTAATACGGCTCGAATCTGCCATCAGAATCCGATACGCGGAGCTGGGTAACTCTCCCGTTTCCGCTCTCGCGGGCCTGCCGCGCGTTCAACGCACGTAACTCATCCCGAATGTCCGCGAGCAGCGCGACGGTCTCATCGACCTTCCAATACCACAGCACCGCAGCTCGTATCCACATGGCCAGTTCGCGCAGCGCGAAGTAGCCGATCACGACGAGCAGAACCCCGATTCCCCACCAGACAGCCGTCCACATTTTGGCCCCCTTTATAGTGGCGAAGATGTTACACCGGCCACGCCATCACAGCACCGATTGCGCTGTTACAAATTTCATGTATTGATTTTCTTGACTACAGTTGTCTAGGTTTTCTATACTTCGTCTCAAGCGCTGAGTCATCAGCGCGGACGTGCGGAGCGCCCTAAGCTCAGGACATTGCAGAGCAGTGTCTTGTACTTAGAGCGCATCTCACACACCACCAGATCGTCTGGAGTGAGAGATGAACGTCAGAAAAGCGATGCGACGTGCAGCTGCAAAAAGCCTCGACGGCCATTGCCGTTTCGTCGCAAGCATCGGTCGATCGACCGTAGTCCTCACCCTCTCTGATCTGGCCCATTGCCCGAAGGCGCGCGTACAGGTGGCGTTCTCTGCCGGCCGACTCGTAGTGCCTCGCTGATAGGTGATCGAGATGGAAGCCATTCACCCGCTGCACTCCGCAGCGTCGCGCATGGTCGACGAAGTCGAGTACTTCGCCAGCATGCCGCCGCTCACGGACGAAGAGCTCGCGCAGTACTCGCGCCGCACGACGAAGCGCCCGCTGCTCTGCTTCGCGACCCTCGCCGCTATGCCCTTCATCATCGAAGGCGTCTGCCGCCTGCTTAAGGTGTGGTGATGCGCGAACAGATTCGAATCTGGGCTGGTGCCGCCGCTGTCGTCGTGCTCTACCTGCTCATGTGCTCCGCGTCAGATCAGCGCGCGGCCGAATTTCAACGCTGCAGCGTGATTCGCTGCACCTGATCCCGAAAAGACTCACCGATGGAATCGTTCATCATTTTCCTTTTAGGTGTACTGAGCGGTGTCGGGATCTGCGTATGCGTCGCAGCGATCGCGGTCGTGAAGTCTGGCGCGAAGCATGACAGCGCGTTCACGATCGAGCGCCTCCCCGAGCACGAAAGCAACGCAGCGCCCTACCCGCGCTACTACGAATAGATCTCCGACCACGGCGGCTCCCCCGAGCCGGCGCTTTGTGGGTGCAGTACTGGCCCACTCTTTTTTGGACACTGACATGACCTGCACACAAGAACGATTCGAACGAGACACCGCGCACCATGAGATGACGATCCTGCGCGACAACGGCGTCGACCGTCACATCATGTTCCGTCAGCCGGGCAATAGCGCGTACTGGTTCGAAATCCTGACGTGGCCGGGAACGCTCTGCATCAAGGGTGACATGGGGACGTACGTGTTCTCGCGCCTGACCGACATGTTTGCATTCTTCCGCACCGATCGAGGAAATGACCCGAGCAAGCTGTACATCAACGAAGGCTACTGGTGCGAAAAGCTTCAGGCGGTGGACTGCAATGGTTATGGCGACGGGAAAGCGCGAGAGTTCGACGCAGAAAACTTCGAGCGGCATGTGCGCGATCACATCGAGAGCCATCTGGAGGGGTACGAAATCACGGACGAGCGCCGCGCCGAACTGATGGAACGGATTCGCGATGAGGTGCTGAACCATTCGCATGACGGCGAGGTTCGCGCTTTCGATGCGCTAATGGAATTTCACGACGACGAATTCCCGCGCCTTTTCGAAGACTGCTGGGAGTGGAGCTGCAAGGAATACACATTCCGCTTCATCTGGAATCTGTACGCCATCGCCTGGGCAATCCGCCAGTACGACGCGGCTAAGGCCACGGTGGAGGCCTGACATGCCCTACGTCAATGTGTATGTCGATGCGCAAGACGTGCTGGATGACATGTCGGACGATGACCTCGCAAAGGAAATGCGCAAGCGGGACATCCCATATGCGGGCGATACGGACGAGGCGAAAGTAGATCTCGAAAAGGTCTTTTACGCCTTCTACTTCGGAAAAGAGCACGAGGCAGTCGCGCTGATGCGCAAGTACGTTCAGGACGTCACCGGGAGGACGCTGCCGTGAAAGAACGTCCGATCCTCTTCAGCGGCCCGATGGTGCGTGCTCTGCTCGATGGAAGCAAGACGCAGACGCGCCGCATCGTGAAGAACCAGCCGCCTGCTGATGTCTCGCCGATCCGCGTTGCGCACTATCACCCGACCGTCATCACGCGCACTGGCGACGAAGAGCCCGGCGCCGAGATCTTCGGCGCATACAGCGACGACGGCGAATGGGGCAGCAAGTGTCCCTACGGCGAACCCGGCGACCGTCTCTGGGTGCGCGAGACGTGGCAAGGGCCGATGTGGGAAGAAGGCACGTGGGACCCAGACACCGACTATCACAAGCCGGAGTTCTGCGAATACCGGGCCGACGGCGGTCCGATTCCTGAGTACGTCGACTTCGAAGACAACCTGCATCAGGGTTGGAAGCCGTCCATCCACATGCCGCGATGGGCGTCGCGCATCACCCTCGAAATCACCGGTGTACGCGTCGAGCGCCTGCAGAGCATCAGCGAGGCCGATGCAGCCGCAGAAGGCGTCGAGAGCCTGCGCAACGAAGGTGAGTACTGGAAAGACTATCTGCGATCAACCGAGCGGTGCGACGAACTGATCTGCATCAATGCCCGCGATTCGTTCAGGACGCTTTGGGACCGGATCAACGGCGATGGTGCATGGGCGGCCAATCCGTGGGTCTGGGTCGTCGAATTCAAAAGGATCTGAGCATGAGCACAAAACACACACCGGGCCCTTGGACGGCGAAAGACGAAAGCGGCATGTATTTCTGCGAGCACGATTGGCACGCGAACAACGACTCTGTGTCGTTGACGACGTCGGCGCCCGTGCACGCAAACGGCCAAGTGGTCGCACTCGTTGTTTCCGAAGATTGGAACGACGCGAAGATCGACGCCAACGCACGCTTGATCGCGGCATCGCCGCTGATGCTGGAGAAGTTGTACGCGTGCAAGGCAATGTGCGGCCGAATCATTGACCAGCACGGCGGCGTCCTCGGCGGTATCGACTTTCACGCGCTCGCGATAGGTGTCGATGCGGCCATCGCTGCAGCTACGGGTGCCTGAGTCATGCCAATGAGAGCGCAACCGGCATTACTCGCAGGCGCTGCGACCGTGACTGCTGCGTGTCTGTCCGTTATGGCGGGCTGGCAGCGGGGAGGATTCGTGATCGAGCGGGTGCTCTGGATCGCCGTCGGCGTCGTGCTGGTTGTCGCCGCTCACCTGCTCCCTGCCCTGATCCGTTCGCACGGCTGGCGCATCCGTATTGTCGGCGCCCTGCTCTGGATCGGATGCATGGCGGCTACCTGCTACGGGCATGCGGTCTTTTTCCTCCTGGCTCAGAAGCATGCTGGCGAGGTGCGTGCCGCAGCAGTACCGGCAGTAGCCACAACTGGTCGCAGTCTCGCAGTCATCGCCGCTGACCGCGCCGTCATCGTCTCGCAACTTGCCCGTGTGACCGAGCGCCGATGCGCCGAGCCGTGCCCGAGCCTTCGGATCGAGCGCGCGAGCCTCGCCGCGCGGCTGGATGCGATCGATGCCGAAGCAGCACAGGCGAAGCGTCAGGAAGCCGCGCAGGACCGCGCCGACGCCGCGCGCGCCGCTGCCGTAACCGATCCCGTGACCGGCATGCTGACCGCGTTCGGCCTCCCGTCAGGTCGCGTCGAATTGCTCGCCGGTCTCGCTTTCGCGGCAGTACTCGAAGCAGTCGCGTGCTTCTGCTGGCTGCTCGCGCTGCGCCCGGTCGAATCGCTCAAACCCAATACTGGCGCGGCAGTAACGGTAGTCACCGAACACGGTAACGCCGTGACCGAGCCTGTGACCGAACCGAAAGCGGCGCCCGAAACGACCGTCGATGACGTTACCCGCGTCGCCGCTGAGATTGCCGCAGGGCGACTCCGCGCGACCGTGACTGAGATCCGCAAATACCTTGGCTGCTCGCAGACGCGCGCCTCGGCCATCCGCAAACAAATCGCATAACGAGAAGGGTATGAGCAAAAAGCCCGTCATCCACGTGGTCTCGATTTCCGCCGGCAAGGACAGCCAGAAGGTGCTGCTAAAGGCTGTTGAGCGCGTGCCGCGTGAGTCGATCCGCGCGATCTTCTGCGACACCGATAACGAGCACCATCATGTGTATGCGCACCTTGACTATCTTGAGCAGACGACCGGTGTGCGCATTGACCGGCTGAAAGCTGACTTCACCGCGCAGCTGGCCGCAAAACGTGTGTTCATCGCCCGAGACCTTCGTACCCGACGTGAATACAAGCGTGTCCCGAAGGTCGATCGCTACGGCAGGCCGGTCTATCTCAAGAATGCGGACGGCACCCTCAAGCTGGTCCCAGTCTACGCGGAGGACGACGAGGACGGCGAGCCGATCGACTGGAGGCCGATCCAGAAAATGGGCTGGGACGGCGGCCGAAAGGTGCGTTGGAGCAACAAGGCAAAGCGTCGCGCCCTATCGGTGATGTACCCCAGCGGGAATGCGTTCCTCGACCTCTGCATGTGGAAAGGCCGCTTCCCCTCGCGGAAGGCTCAGTTTTGCACGGAAGAGCTGAAGCGGAACATGGCCGTCGCCTATCAACTCGATCTGGTCGATGCCGGATACCACGTGGTCAGCTGGCAAGGTGTTCGACGTGATGAATCGCATAACCGGCGCAATGCGCGCGTGTTCGAGCGTGTCGGACGCGGTATGTACATTTATCGGCCGATCGTCGAAGACACCGCAGCACAGGTTATCCAGTTCTCACTTGAGCGCGGCGTCCGGCTCAATCCGCTGTACCGCGAAGGCCGGTCGCGCGTCGGTTGCAACCCATGCATCAACGAGAACAAGGACGGTCTTCGTGAGATTTCGCGACGCGATCCCGAGCACATCGACCGGATCGAAGGCTGGGAGTTGATCGTCGGCATGTGCTCGAAGCGTGGGTTCTCGACCTTCTTTTCGGACGGCCACGACGCGGCAGATCGCCGGAAGGTGTATGCCGCCCTGAACATCCGCGCCCGCGTCGAGTGGGCGAAGACCACGCGCGGCGGCCGGCAATACGACCTGCTAGCAGACGTCACCGATTCAACGGGCTGCGCTTCCTCCTACGGACTCTGCGACAGCGCCGCCTGATACGACTTGACCCGATGCCCGCTTACTACAACGAGATCGACCCATACGCCGCGCAGTGGCTGCGCAACCTGATAACCGCCGGGCACATCGCGCCGGGCGACGTAGACGAAAGGAGCATTGAAGATGTCCGACCTGATGACCTGCGAGGCTACACGCAGTGCCATTTCTTCGCCGGCCTTGGCGGATGGTCGCGTTCGCTTCGAGTCGCCGGATGGCCGGATGACCGACCTGTTTGGACCGGTTCCTGTCCTTGCCAACCTTTCTCCGTCGCAGGCAAAGGACTTGGGTTTAATGACCCGCGACACCTCTGGCCTGCGTGGTACTGGCTCATCAAGGAGCGACGCCCTGCAATCCTCTTTGGAGAACAGGTTGCGGCAGCGACTGACTGGCTCGGTCTCGTGCGACATAACCTGGAAGCGCTGGGATACGCCGTGGGGGCAATGCCTATCGAAGCCGCGAGCGCAGGTGCGGAGCACTTTCGGGATCGTTGTTGGTTTATGGCCCACGATGCCCAGCAACGCGCCGGCGCGCGACGGCTACAACGAGGCCGGCAACAGCGCGGGACAAGTGGCAATTCGCAAGATCCTGCTGGCTCTATATCCCACTGCTACGACACCGAGCGGCGGCCAGACCATTCCTCAAGGAACGTCGATGTCTGGACGCCGCCCGGATGGGTCGAAAGCTCAAGTGACGCTCCAGAACGTGGTGCTCGCGATGTGGTCGACGATCCGGGCTTCGGATGGGGAGAAGGGTGGACCGAACATGAGTTTCGGAGCCGGGGGTTCGCCGCTGCCGTCGCAGGTATCGACGGTTGCCAATACGTCGAATGCCCCGATGGAAAGTGGCGGCGGCTCCCTCCACCCCGAGTTCGCTGGCTGGGAAATGGGATACCCGCCCGAGTGGCTAAGTTGCGCGCCATCGGAAACGCCATCGACCCGCGCCCGGCAGCGGAATTTATCCGCGCGGCACTCGAAGTGATCTGACGCATGCGGTTCTTCACGGGGCTTCACCAACCATCCGATGCACAGCACTTCGACGCGGCGTTCATCAGCAAAAATCGGCTGGCGAAGCGCAAGTCGGGATTCGCGGTCGGTGACTGGATCATGGACAGCGGCGCGTTCACCACGATCCTGACCCACGGCGGCTACCCGGAAGGCGTCGAGGTCTACGCGGCAGAGATCAAGCGCTGGTCGACGAACGGGAATCTGCTGGCGGCGGTAGCGCAGGACTATATGTGCGAAGCGCACATGCTGAAGATCACAGGCATGACGATCGAGCAACACCAGCAGCTCACGATCGAACGGTATGACGCGCTGGTGAAGTGCGACGTCGGCGGCGTCTACATCCTGCCGGTGTTGCAGGGTTACGACCCAGAGGATTACGTGCGGCACATCGAGATGTATGGCGATCGATTGGCGCAAGGTGCGTGGGTTGGAGTCGGGTCGGTGTGCAAGCGCAACGGTGACCCCCGCGCAATCGAGCGGGTGCTGATGGCGATCAAGGCAGTGCGGCCGGATTTGCGGCTTCACGGGTTCGGGCTGAAGTCGACGGCGCTGTCGTCGTGGATTGTGCGGGAACTGCTGCACACCGCCGACTCGATGGCGTGGAGCTACTCGGCGCGCAAGCAGGGAAGAAACGGAAACGACTGGCGCGAGGCAAAGCGCTGGACCGAGCGAATCAACAGCCGGCCGGAACCGGCGCAACGAGGCCTTTTTACGGCGGAGGAACTATGTCTGATGTGAAGTGCAAACAACCGAGCGATTGCATCGACTCCGCGAGCTGCGCGCTGATGCATGACTGCGCGATGATCGGGCCGCGCCTGACGGAACGCGTGCAGGTGGGCTCGACGACCTACGAGAAAGGCACGCTGGCGCAACTCGCTATCGAAGCCGTCAAGCGCGCTAGCCGCGCCTGATCTGATCTACCGCAAGGACAACGATAACCATGACTACCAAACAAACCATTCCGGCCGCTGTGCTCGACGCGCTCCGCTTTTATGCCCACGGCCACCATTTCAACATCGACGCCGATCAGCAGCAGTTCGATACGGTCAGCGGAGAGCCGCAAAACTGGCTGTTCAGTGAGCGCGACGACGACTGCACGATGATCGAAGACGGGAGCATTGCGCGCGCTGCGTTGTGCGGCGGCATCCAAGGCTTCGAAGAACCCACAGAACCGGTCGAGGGCGAAGTGTTTTCCGCCACTCCCGCAGCAGTGGCGCCAGCCGTCGATGCGATGGATGTGGCCGACGATGCGTTTTGGGATGCGCGACCGCAATTCGACACGCTGGGCGTTCCGCGCCTGAGTTTTCGTGAGCTGGTTCGCGAGCACTACCAGCACTATTTTTCGCGTGACAAGGCCGCCGAACTGGCTGAACGCCACATCGACGATGTGGCAAACGCCGAGATCAAGCGCGCGGCCGAGGCGCGTGCATCGTTGGCGGCGGCCAGTGAGCCGGTTATCTCGGACGAGTTGCATCCGGACACGGCTAAGCTCGTGCGGCGGTTCGCCCGCTCGCTTGCGAACAAACTGCTGGCGGCTCAGCGCAAGTACGGCTACTCAAACAACTGGCTGCGTGATGACTGGATGGACGAGTGCCGGGCTGAACTGATGCGGCATGTGCAGAAGGGCGACCCGCGCGACGTTGCGGCCTATTGCGCATTCCTTTGGCATCACGACGCGTCGACCACGCCTGTAGCCAGGGAGCCGAATGCGTCGCTGACGGGTCATCAGGTTGATCTGCTGATTGCCGCCTGCAAAGACTCGGGTTTCAGCCCAACCGCAACGGCAGTGATCGGCACGCTTGTTCAGAACGTTCTGCGCGAAACCACGACAGTGCAGTTATCCACACAAACGGTGGATAAGCCTGTGCAAAAGCAAGGTCTGACTGGCGAGCAGGTCGACAAGATCATGGAACAAGCGCAGGTGTTCGCATCGGCATGGTCGCTCGTGGGTGGCGTCTTCGATTCCGGCAATGCGCTCGAAACCGCCGAGGAAGAGAAGGAAGCACTCCGCGACCTTCTGCGCGAATCGGAGCAATTCAATGGCTGACGTGAAGCAGCTCCCGGTTCAGGGGGCCACCAGCCGACCAGCACCGCGCCGCATCATGCGGCCGTGCGAATACGGACTGTGGGGGACCATGCGCGACCTCGAAACGCAGCTCGGCACCGTCGAGGCTTACAACCGGCTATGCGATGCGGCGGCAGCGCTGAAGGCAAAGATCGATAGCGGCAACGCCCAGGCGCAGCACAAGATGTGGGCGACTGATCCGAACTTTATATATCCGGCAGGACACCATGACTGAAGATCTGATCGACCTGATCGCGAACGACGGCCGGCGCAACGCCGCCGGCGGCATTTACTCGACGCGCGTGTACGAGTTCGCCAACGCTATCGAAGCCGAAGCGACCACGCCGCTTCTCGCACGCATTGCCGAGTTTGAGCGCATTCTCGACGGCCTGCCGCAAGACGCGATCGACGGCGGCTGGACGGCGCGAGGCATCAGCGCATACGCGAAGAAGCTCGAAACGCGCATCGCCGAACTCGAAGCCCGTATCGCTGCCAATGGCGCGGAGCCGGGAACGCGGCTGCTGGTTAAGCCCGAGGAAGTGATTCTCCGCGTCGGCCCAGGCTTAATGGTCTTCGGCGATCGCGAAAAGGTTGATGGTGTCGCCAAGCTCATCACTGACGGCGCCGCCCCTGTCGCTGACAGCGCGATGGCGAAGGATGCGGAGCGCTGGCGTCACGTCTATTCCGGCCCGTTCGTATTCTGCCGCGTTCGCGACGATGGGACGCTTATCAATCTAGGTGGTGGATACGTTGGTAAATACGCAATCGACGCTGCTATCGCGGCATCCGCAGAGAAGGGAGATAAGGCGTGAGCGAGAACAGCAAAATCGAATGGACCGATCACACGTTCAATCCGTGGGAAGGCTGCCAGAAGGTCGGGCCCGGCTGCGATCACTGCTACGCCGAGACGCGCAACGCGCGCTTCGCCGGCGGCACGGCGATCAATTGGGGGCCGGGCGCGCCGCGCCGGCGCACGTCGGTTGCGAACTGGCGCAAGCCGCTGCAATGGAACAAGGCGCACGCTGAGTTCTTCGCGCAGCACGGCCGTCGCCAGCGTGTGTTCTGCGCATCGCTCGCCGACGTCTTCGACAACGCCGTCGATCCGATCTGGCGTCGCGATCTGTTCGACCTGATCGAACTCACGCCGAATCTTGACTGGCTGCTGCTGACGAAGCGCATCGGCAACGTTTTCGAGATGGTCGCACGCGCCCGTTCGCACGACTGGCTGGCGGGACGCCACAACGTCTGGCTCGGCGCGACGGTCGTCAATCAGGCAGAGGCCGACCGCGACATCCCGAAGCTGCTCGCTGTGCCCGCGCGCGTGCACTTCCTCTCCATCGAGCCAATGCTCGGGCCGATCGATCTTGAGCGACCCATGCCCGGGCCCGACCTACCGCAGGGCGGCGGTGCTTCGATTTGCCAGCCGTGGATGATCCAGAGCGGCATCGATTGGGTGATCTGCGGCGGCGAAAGCGGACCCGGCGCGAGGCCGATGCATCCGAATTGGGCCAGAGATGTGCGTGATCAGTGTGCCGAGGCAGGCGTGCCGTTTCTGTTCAAGCAATGGGGCGAATGGACTCCCGGGGAGAACGTCGGGCGGCAAACCGGTGTCGTGAAGACCGCGCACTGGTTCGCAGACGATTGGATGTTCGGCGAAGAAAGTCTCGCGAGCTACGGGCACGTCGATGACGAGCCCGATTTGTATCGAATTGGCAAGCGCGCCGCCGGACGCCATCTCGACGGCCGCACGCATGACGAATTCCCGCGAGGTGCGGCATGAAGGTCCGACACATCGCAGCGCGCGCCTCGATGCTCTCGCGGCGCCTTGCAGCCGCATTCGAGCAACCTTTCGACTGGCATCCCAGCTACATCGAAGGCGGATGGGACGATGACGAGCGGTATTACGACGACAGCTGGGACGATTTCGACGACGCATGCCCGCATGGGCGCCTGTATTGCGACAACTGCGAAATCTGCGACGACGAGGACATCTACGTCGACACCTGCACAGGCTGCGGCCGTGCATTTGGCGCGCATGCCGGCCTGGCCTCGTGGGATCGCGATCGAGAAGGTGGCATCGCACCGCAACTTTGTCATCGGTGTTGGCGCGAGCACGGATACGCATGGCCGGAGAGTCTCACTGCATGACTGAAGCAGCACAACGAATCATCGAAACAACGAGAAAACACTGGGGTGTCAATGAGCATCGTGACGAATGAGCAGCTCGTCGAACTGACGGGAGGCCTTACGCAAGGCGCCGCGCAAAAGCGCTGGATTAAGAAGGCGCTGGGCATCGACGCGCCGCGCAAGGTCGATGGTCATCCCTTGCTGACGTGGGAGCAGGTGAATCGCGAGCCCGGCACGCAGCAGCGCCGCACCGCGCCGAAGTGGAAGAACGCAGCATGAGAAAACCGGTGCGTGACGGCCTGCTTCCGCGCATGGAAGCGCGCCGGACGAAGAAGGGATTCACCTATCGCTATCACCCGGTGGGCGGCAAGCCAGTCAATCTCGGCAGCGACCGTGTCGAGGCGATCCGGAAGGTGCTGGATATGACGGGCGCCGGCGATGACATCGGCACGATCAGGCGGCTGTGGGAGCAGTTTCAGGAGACACCGGGTTGGAACCGATATTCGCAATACACGCGCGCTGATTACACGCAGTGCTCACTCAAGCTGCTTGAGATTTTCGGTGACATGCGAGCGTCCGACATCGACGCGACGGACGTTGCCAAGTATCTGCGGAAGGAGCGCGCAGACGCGCCCGTGCGCGCCAACCGCGAGGCTGCGTTGCTGTCGAACCTGATCGGTCTCGCGATCGAGCGCGGGGAGGCGAAACACAACCCGTGTCGCGAGGTGAAGCGCAACGAAGAGCAGCCACGCACGGAAGCTCCTGAACCGGCCGATTTCGCCGCGTTCTCGCAATGGCTCGCTGACCAGGGTGGCCAGCGCGCAATGATCGGCATGGCTGCGGAGTATGCGGCCGGTGCGGGCAACCGCAAGGTGGAGTTTCTCGACCTGTCGTGGCCGCAGATCGATCGCAAAGCTGGGCATATCCGGGTAAAGCGAGCGAAGCAGCGCGGCAAGAAGCGCGGCGAAGTTATCGAGCAGATCGAGATCACGCCGCACATCACGGCCTTGCTCGACCGCCTTGAGGTCGTCCGCAAAAACGACTGCCTGTATGTCTTCCCGAATCGATCGGGCAACGCATACACGCAGGCGGGCTTCAAGGCGATGTGGCAGAAGCTGATGGTCGAGGCGATCAAGAAAGAGGTGATCGCGCATCGATTCACCTTCCACGACCTGCGCGCCTACTACGTCACCCAGCACAAAGCGGAGCGCGGCGCACTGCCCGATCTGCATGCAAATCCCGCGACTACCGCTCGAGTCTATGACCGATCGAAGATCGTGAAGCGCCGAGCGCTGTGAGTACTATGTGATTTGGCGTATGTCGAGCGAGGGTCGCTCGATTCCCAAAATGGGAATTTTGGCGGGAACATAAAGCAAAAACGGCACTGGATAAAATCACAGTGCCGTTCGCTAAAGCCTTGATAGACTTGAATTCTTTCTGGGGTGGCTGATGGGACTCGAACCCACGACGACAGGAATCACAATCCTGGACTCTACCAACTGAGCTACAGCCACCACTGCCCTACACCTTCGCCGCTTGCCGCTGAATCCAGCTCAGCAACGAAGAAGCGAGATTATACAAACACGAATCGTATTTGCAAAGCCCTTTATTCAAACATTTCGCTGGGCTCGCGCAAATGCTGTCGCGCCTCGTCGAAAATCGCAAGATCGCGCGCAGCCAGCTTTTTGCTGTCCGATAACACGCGCCGCCATCCGCGCGCACCCGCGACGCCGCGATACAACCCCAGCGCGTGACGCACGATCGCGCCGAGATACGTGCCGCGCGCAAGTTCGGCGCGGCAGTACTCGATCAGCTTCGCTTCCGCTTCCTCGCGTGTCGGCGGGGGTTGCGTCGAGCCGTAGAAACGCGCATCGACATCCGCGAGCACATACGGGTTGTGATACGCCTCGCGTCCAAGCATCACGCCATCGACGTGCTCCAGATGCGCATCGACTTCGTCGAGCGTCGTGATGCCGCCGTTGATGATGATCTCAAGTTGCGGAAAGTCCCGCTTCAACCGATACGCGTAGTCGTATTTGAGCGGCGGAATCTCACGATTCTCTTTCGGGCTCAGACCTTTGAGGATCGCATTGCGCGCATGCACGATGAACACGTTACAGCCGGCCTCGGCAATCATGCCGACGAAGTCGCGCACGAACGTGTAATCCTCCACAGCATCGACGCCGATCCGGTGCTTCACCGTCACGGGCACCGAGACCACATCGCGCATCGCTTTCACGCAATCGGCGACGAGTTGCGGCTCGTTCATCAGACATGCGCCGAACGCACCGCGCTGCACGCGCTCCGACGGGCAACCGCAATTCAGATTGATCTCGTCGTAGCCCCATTGCTCGCCGAGCTTCGCCGAGCGCGCCAGATCGTCAGGCTCGCTGCCGCCGAGTTGCAGCGCGACGGGCGCCTCATCGGCCGTAAACGCCAGATGGCGCTCGACGTCACCGTGAATCAGCGCTCCCGTTGTCACCATCTCCGTATACAGCCAGGTGTGCCGCGACAGCGTGCGGTGAAACGAGCGGCAGTGGCGATCGGTCCAGTCCATCATCGGCGCGACGGACACGCGGCGGGGACTGGCAATGGGCTTCGAGGACATGGGGCGGCAGACAGAAGGAAAACGACGAAGGAAACGCGAACGGCAAACGCGTAAGAACAGGCCAACGCGTAAGAACCAAACCGCTCATTCTACCGCAAGCCGGCCTCCCGCCCCTCGTTCCGCGTGGCGACGCTCCCGGAAGCCCATGATTTACATGAGGTTTTTCCAAGCGGTAAGAGCGGCTTATCAGGGCGCATACGCGCGAAATCACCGCCAGACGGACGTCTCATCATTGTTTCCGATCGAAGAATAGTAATTTCAAATTATCGGCACAAAGAATCGATAGTAGGGGTATACACTGCATTCCATCGACGTTGCGAACAGACCCAAGCACCACGCAACGTCTCTTACTGAATCAAATATGACGGAGAGTTCACCATGAAGACCAAGCTTATCGCCGCAGTTCTGATCGCCGCTTCCGCCACGCTGGCTGCTCCCGCTTTCGCAAGCGGCTACGGTCCGGCTCCGCATTACAACCCGACGGTCGGCGCGCCGGCTTCGCAGCAAGGCCAGACCGCACAGACTCTGGCAGCCGAACAGGCACAGCAAGCGAACGTCGCGTATGGCGGCGTGCAAAACGGTTCGTCGCAAGGCGGCAAGCATGAGCCGCAGACTGGCCCGGGCTCGGTGTTCTTCGGCCACTAAGCCGAAGCTGGACGGGCAGCAGGTTTCGTAGCAGGCAGTACCACGCAGCACAGGCAGTACGCAGTTCTGGCAGTACCCGGTAGTGTTGTAGTGCAGTTCCAGAAGTGGCAGTACCGCAGTCGAAGCAGTCAAGAAGTGCCGTTGATGGTGCAGTTCGAAGTACCAGTAGTTCGAAGTACCAGTACCACGTAGTTGCCGTACCCTGGTAGTACCACGCAGTTCGTTGTTGCAGGTGCAGTCGAGCCGGATGTTCTCCACGGAGCATCCGGCTTTGTTTTTGCGCGATCGAATGTGGTGTCCGAGCTTATCCGCCGGCGGCAAGCAGCTCGGTATTGATCGCTTCCCGCGCGGCCTGAAAGCCCGCTTCGGCAGCGGCGTGCTCCGTCGGCCAGAAGCGGTCGATGTGCACGAGCCGCCAGTCCAGCATCACCGCTTCGCCCTTGAGCACGCGGAAATGCGCCTTCACCCCCGTCAGGACCTGCTCGACGGCGACCTCCATGTCGAAGTCCTTGTAGCGCTCCTGATAGTCGCCCATGTCGATGCCTTTCGGCTCCATCGCGCCTCCCTCTTTCCGCAGTGTCGTTTAGCGCCGGTGTGCACGCTCAGTCGCAATCGCCGGACAGGTACTTTCTGCCGTCACAGGTGATTTCGATACCCGCGCCTTTCGACGATTTCGCCACCAGCCCCGCGCCGAGTAGTTCCTTCTCGACGACGGGTTCGACGGCAGGCGGCGCCTGCCCCGTCCCGACATCGTTCAATTGCCGCAAGGTATCGATTGCATCCGTACTCAGGGATTTCGTCAT